TAAATGATGTAGAGTATGGTGAAAAATTCGGTATACAGAAAAGTAAATTAAATTTTGAAAATAGATTAAAAAAATATGCAGCAAAACCATTTTATATTGGGAGAAATGCACCAAACTCATGGGGTAAAATAAAAAATTTTTTTAAGGGAGAATTAGCATATTTAAAATTATACAACCAAAGAAACAAATTAGTTTTACATTATGATTTTGATAAATCATATAAGGGTGATAAAATTTTAGATTTAAGTGGTAATAATAATCATGGTAAATTATTTTTATATGGGGGTAAGGTAACAAAATCAAAAATTAATGAGATTATGAATACACTTGTGCCAGATAGAAGATATGGTACTATGGAATGTTTACCACATGAGGATGAAGGAATTGTTGATGGTTCTTTTCAAGGTGATATAAAAGCAACAGCCAGAAACGAGTTGATATATAGAAAGCATATGCAAAAAGGTATGATTGATATTGATAAAGATGAATTTGGCTTACATCAAATGAAATATGAGATAGAATCTATACAAGATGATATTTATAAAAGACATCAAATGATAAATGTGAGGTTTTAATGGCAGGATATAATGACCATGTGGATGAAAATCCAGTTTTTCAAAAAACAAAAGATAAATTAGATAAAGTAGGTAGTGGGTTTTGTTTAGCAAAATGGACACAAGTAACTTTACAATTACAAACAGGTCACAACCATAGTTGTCACCATCCAAAAACACATAAAATAAATGTAAATGAAATAAAAAGAAATCCAGCTGCATTACACAATACTTCTTATAAAAAAATAAGAAGAAGAGAGATGTTGACTGGTCAAAGACCAAAAGAATGTGATTATTGTTGGAATGTAGAGGATAATTCAAAAAGATTTTCAGATAGAGTTTTTAAATCTGCAGAATATTGGTCTGCACCACATTATGATGAAATTGCTAATTCAAATTTTAGAGATGATTATAATCCAAGATATGTAGAAGTAGCATTTAATAATGCATGTAATTTTAAATGTAGTTATTGTGGGCCTGCATATTCTACTACTTGGATGCAAGAAACAAATAAATATGGTGGGTATCCAACATCTGATGGATTCAATGACCCTGCAGGATTAATTGCAGAGGATAAAGTTCCTATTCCCGTCCGTGAACACAACCCATATGTTGAGGCATTTTGGAAATGGTGGCCTGATTTATATAAGGATTTGCACACATTTAGAATTACAGGTGGTGAACCACTATTATCTAAAGATACATGGAAAGTTTTAGATTATATAATTGACCATCCTAATCCAAATAAAAATTTACAATTAGCAATCAATAGTAATTTAGGACCAGAGGATAGTTTAATTAATAGATTTATAGAAAAAATACAAAGAATAGAAGATGAACAACGAGTTGATGAGTTTATTATATTTACTTCGGTTGATACATGGGGTGAACAAGCAGAATATATTAGAAATGGTTTAGAATTTAATAGGTTTTGGGATAATGTTAATAAAATATTAGAAAAATGCTCACGAGTAAATTTAACAATGATGTCTACTTATAATGCATTATCCGTTCCTAATTATGATAAATTATTGTATGAAATTTATAAATTAAAAGATGTATATGGTTCGGATGATAGGTATTGGAATTCTGCAGTATTTTTAGATTCAAGTTATTTAAGATTCCCCGCTCATCAGACAGTTCAAATTCTACCTGATAAATGGGCACAAAATATTTATAAACAGACTCAATTAACGGAGTTTATGGCAACACCAAATTTTGAAACCAGATTAATCGGATACTCAGATATAGAAGTACAAAAGTTAAAAAGAATCTACGATTGGCATTTATCAAGAGATGAAAAAGATATGACAGAACAGCGTAGAAACTTTTTTCGTTTCTTTAGTGAACATGATAGACGAAGAAATACAGATTTTTGTAAAGTTTTTCCTGAATTAGAATCGTTCTATCGTGATTGTGAGAAGTTATGTTAAGAGTAAAACAACATGAGCCTTGGTATGTACTACCACAACAAAGGTATAGTTTAACAACAAGACCACCAAGTACTTCTATGAATGGTAATTTTACATTTTTTTGTAAATTTAAAGTAGAGGATGCTATCGATACTGAAAAACCATGTAGTGTTATGATGAGACCAGGAATGCACACTGGTTTGTGTTATGTACAAGGAGAAGAGCATATAAATTGGGAGTTTTGGTATGAGAAAGATGGTGTTAATGAATTTGGTCACATAGCAATCAAGCTTGATTATCATCTACCAAACACAAAACTTTCAGATGAGTGGATAGCAATAGTAAGACATTTTGAACACGATAAAGAATTTTCGTTAAAACTTATAAATAATAGAACAGCCCAAACATTTCAAAAGAAAACAAATTACAATGGGGTTTTAAATAACTATGAACATACACCATATAACTTTGGGTGTGGTAATTATTTTAAACAAGTGGATGATTCACATTATTTTTTTGGTGATTATTCATTAGAATATGCAGGATTACTTGAATCAACAAGAAATAGTGATAATGAAATACTTAATTTTGTGGAAAAAAATAAAGAAGCATTTACAACATTACAAGAAAAGGGTAAGTTAGAAGAAATAATTTTTTATTTTAATATGATGAATAAGAATCGATATAAAGTTTGGGATTTATCAGAACATTGTAATTTTTTACAATACAATGTTGATGTGTTTAAATGATATTAATATCACATAGAGGAAATATTAATGGACCACAAAGGGAGTTAGAAAACAAACCTGACTATATAGAGAATGCATTGAAGTTAGGATATGATGTTGAGATAGATGTTTGGAGTGTAGACAGGACATTTTATTTAGGACATGATAAACCACAATATGAAGTATCAAGGTGGTTTTTACATAATAAAAATTTATGGTGTCATGCAAAAAATATAGATGCATTTTATAGAATGGTTGATGATGAAAAAATACATTGTTTTTCACATGATAAGGATGAAGTTGCATTAACCACTAAGGGTTATTTATGGTCACATTACCGAGAACAAATGACTAACAAGAGTATTTCCGTTATACCACCAAAGGGTTATTTAATTTCTGATGTTGCAGGAATATGTTCAGATTACATAGGTGGTTATAGTGAGTAAAATATTAATTTGTGATGGAGATAGTTGGACAGCTGGACATATGATTGATCCAGAATTAGAAAACCAAGAAGGTATGTTTATAAATCATTTAGAAAACGAAAGTTATCGATTACCAAAAGTTTGGCCACATAAACTTGGTAAGTATTTAGATGATATCACTATAGAAAATAATGCACATGCGGGTAGTTCTAATGATGGGATTGTAAGACGAGTAATGAGAAGAGTAACTTCTTTACTACAAGAAAAAAAACCAGAAGATTTATTTGTAATTATTGGTTTTACCTCACCTGAAAGAAAAGATTTTTTTTACAAAAGTTCTAAAAGAAAAGCATGGGATACTTTATATCCTGCACAATATGAACAAGATTTTGATTTCGATGAAAGTGGAGAACTAAAATCATTTTATAAAACTTATGGAAAAGTTTTTTGGAACGCAGAAGAATATTTAGAAAGATATACACAACAGATAATAATGTTACATAATTTTTTTGAAAATAATAATGTTAGACATTTATTTTTTGATGCTTTTTACGAAACGGTAGATGATGAAATGGGATTAATTTTTAATTCTGTTGATATTGATGATGTATTAATAGAGTTGGGTTATGATACAAAATCTCATTATAATTATTCAGAATATATTAGCAATATCAGAAAAAAAGTTTTTATGAGTGAATCTTTTAGAAATACTATTTTAAATGAAATGAAAAATAATAACATACTTCGTTTAGATAAAAATGAATATTTTAGAGATTCACATCCAACCGAAAAATCACAAGAAATATGGGTAAATAAATTATTACCTATAGTAAGGAGAGAGTTTAGTGATTAATTTATATGATAAAACAAAACAAGGTACTATAATCCTTTCACATTATAGGTCAGGTGGTACACAATTATTACTCGCATTAACAGAAATTTTATTGAATTTAAAAGAAGAGTATGTAAATTTAAAAGAATTAGACTTTGATATTATATCTGGTAAATCTTTTATCCCACAATCAGAAAAATTATTAAAACATAATCTTCAACACACATATAAAACTATTTTATTAAATAATTCTATGATTCTTTGTAATTGGTATAATAGAAATTACTTTGAGGAGTTAAATGAAAAATATAACTTGGTTGTATTAGAAAGACGAAATAAGTTAAAGTGTTTATTATCCTTACCTGTTTGGGAACAATTAATACAACATGGACTTTATGATAAAAAATTTGAAAATAAAGAAGATAAAAAGAAAGCAATGATGAAATTTCATAAACATTTATTAAAAAATCCAATCCCATATAATAATATTCATCTCGGATGGGAAAATGATATATTCACTAAAAAAACACATGGTCATTTAAGTGAATATTATTATTTAAATTATTTATTGAAAGCGTTCCAAGAAGAGATAAATACACTTCATTGTATTGAAAATAAATATAATTTAAAAAAGATATGGTATGAAGATTATGAACATGACTCAGGTAATCTACATGAGTATTTTCAAAATGTTGATAAGGAAGTTCGCACAAGAGCATTAAAAGATACAAATAGAAAAATTCCTTATGTAACTGATAATTTTTTAGAATATTTTGATGAGTTTACCAAACAAACACTTTTAAATTGGAATTTTGATGATTAAATTAATTATATTTGATTTAGATGGGGTGTTGGTTGATGCAAAAGAAATACATTATCAAGCATTGAATAAAGCACTTTCTAATATAAATGAAAAATATATAATACATCGAGATGAACACATTTCTACTTATGATGGTAATACCACAATCACAAAATTAAATTTATTATCAAAAGAAAAAGGATTACCTTATGATTTACATAATAAGATTTGGGAAGATAAACAAGATATAACTTTACAAATGATAAATGATTTAGATAAAGATGATAGGTTAGTAGAGGTATTAAAAAAATTAAGTGATGATGGTTACATATTGTGTTGTGCAACTAATTCAATTCGAAAAAGTGCAAAACTTCAATTAATTCGTAGAGGGTTTTTAGAATATTTAGATTTTGTATATTCTAATCAAGATGTAGTGAATCCAAAACCCGCATCAGAAATATACTTAAGGTGTATTATCAAAGCAGGTGTAAATACTAAAGAAACAATAATATTAGAAGATTCTGATTTAGGTAAAGAGGGTGCATTACAAACTGGTGGTTATGTTTTAGAAATAAAAGATTCACAAGATGTTACTTATGAAAAAATTAAAAACTTTATTAGTGAGATAAAATGAAAAAATTATATGTAAATGGATGCAGTTTTACAGCTGGACATAAACTTGAACATAATCAAACCTGGCCAGTAAAGTTAGCAAATAAACTTGGTCGTGAGTTAATCATGGAAGCAAAAAATGGTCAATCTATGGAATCTATATATTTGACTAGTATGAGTCATTTAGTAGATATGAATCCAAAAGATACTTATGTTGTAATTGGTATAACTTGGGCCCAACGATATGCAATAAATTTTAAAAGGGGAGTTGTGAGTATAACTCCAGGTGATTTACGATTAAAACATAATGTACCTGGTTCAGTAAAAAAGGATTATACTGATAAAATTCAAGTGAACAGACGATTAACATCACCATATAAAGAAGATATTAATCTTATATATGATGAAATATTAAAGGATAAACAAAACTTTAATGAGATTTGTAGACACTTTAGTGAGTACTATAAAAGATTAGTTTTATATGATGATAATCTGGTTGAGAATCAATGTCATTCACTACATTCTAAATTATTAGGCTTGCAAGGATTTTTAAAAGAAAATAATTTTAAGTATAAATTTATTGAATTTTATAATTTAAATCGAGATACCACTACACCAAATGATGATTTATGGATAGATAAGTATCCATTGTTAAAAAAATTAGATACCTCAAATTTAATTACATTTGGTCGTAAGTTTAAAAAATCAATGCAATCAAGTGATTCACACCCTACAGATAAGGGTTGTGATTTTATTAGTGAAAGAATTTATGATAGCATTAATAGATAATTTTAATCAAGTAAGTCTACATGACCCACCGCCAGAAATTTCACTTATTTATAAAAATGTGCCAGAAATAAATGAAGTAGATAATCGTGGATTTCCAATGTGTAGGCCATTATTTAGTCATTCAAGTTTACCACAAGAATTTAAAATGAAACTTGTAGAGAGAAAAAAATTTGATTTTAAATCTGAATTTAGTTATTTTGTGCATGTACATCATAATCAAAAGTTGTGGGCAAAACATATTGATTTAATTCCTAAACAAATATTAGATGAAGTTAAAGCTGGTCGTGGATGGTTAATATTTGATAATACATTAGAGGGTCATAGAATTGATGGTGATGAGTTGTTAGTACCACTTTATAGAAGTATTAATAAACTACAACTACCACATAATAAAATTGTATTCATAACTAATGATTTAGAAGCAGAAGATATTCATCGAGAATTAAAAATACCAGATAAAATAAAAATAATATCATTTATGTGGAATGTTCATGATGTCAAGAGATTAATTAAACATAAATGTTTAAAAAGAAAAATTGATATTAAAACAGAATTAGATTATAAAGAAAAACATATAAAAAAAATAAAACCCTTTTTAAAAGTTAATAGAACTAATAGAGAAGAGAGAGATTTGTTTATGTTGTTCATCGAGCACGAAAATCTATATAAAAAATTTAAAATTAGTTTTCCACAATTTACAGAGGAAGTATATAATCCTGCATTTAAAAAATATACATCTACTAAAAATATAAAAGGATTGCTTTCAAAAATGCCATTTGATATTGATAAAACCGATACATTAAATCGCGGGGAACCAGGTTATGGTGAGGGTAAGTTTAATGCAGATTTACCATTTCAACCAATACATTATAAAAATACTTTTGTAAGTGTGGTGATGTGTGCTTTTCCTCATACTGAAAATTGTTGTCATTTACATAGTTCTACATTTAATCCTATTTATAGTGGCCATCCAATAATACAATTTGGGCCATATAAATCATTAAGGAGAATGAGAAAACTTGGATTTAAAACTTTTAATAAATGGTGGGATGAGAGCTATGATAGTGAGCCCGATGCATGGAAGCGATTACAAATGGTTATGGATGTTGTGTTAAAATTAAGTAAACTTAATAATGATGAGTGGATTAAAATGTTGTGGGATATGGTAGAAATTTTACAACACAATAGTGATTTGATTGCTAATTATAATATAAATGATAATTTAAAAACGAGAATATATAATGAATAAATATATTAAAAATGGTAAATTTAATATACTCTGTAGTAAAGATTACAATATCGATTTTGATATTCCAAAAAATTGTGACTTGATTCGTGGTAATATAAATCAAAGTATATTTAATATTAGACAATATGAACTTGATAATGATGAGATGTTTAGTGGAAATTTAATTTTAAATGGTGAACTACCCTTTAATGTAGTGGATATTTTTAATAAATGTTTAATTGACGATAATTCAATTTATGTATTAGATTATTTAAATTCACCACATAATCATAAGTGTAGAATAGAGGAATCTGTTTTGTATTGTGGTTCGTTTGTTTTGTGGTTACTTGGACAATATTATAGAAATACATTACCATTATTTCACAATTTAAGAAGAAATAGAATTATACTTAGGAGGTTTGAAAGTTATGGATTATGATGTAGTAGTTGGTGCGGGTTGTAGTTTTATGCATGGAGATGCAATTCAAAATGAAGATGGTAAATTTTGTGGTGATAAATATACTGCAAGTAAAGTATTAGGTGATTATTATAATTGTGATGTTGATGTGATTGCTAATTCTGGTTATTCAAACCAAAGAATTTTAAGAACGATATATGAGTGGGTTGAGAAAAACACAAAATACAAAAAACCTTTATTTTTAATAGGTACGAGTGGTCTTGCAAGATATCCAATTTTCAATGAAACTACAAGAAAATATTGGGATGTAAATCCTGTCGCAATTCTACGAGAAAAAGATGGTGGTAAGGGGTATTTATTACGAAGTAGTTTTATAGATAAAATAACAAGTGGTGCTGAGACTGTAGATGAAATACACCAATGGGTAAACTTTCATATGAAGTATGTTTATTCAGAGGAACTTACAAAGAAAACACTACAGAGAAATCTTACAATGTTACATTACTATTTAAAGGGAAATAACTGTGATTATTATGTTCTGAATTCCTTAGAAGATGGTTTGACAGATGAAGTAAAATCTAAACTTAATTATGTATCATTTATTGATGATGAGTATACTGGTATTGATTCTTGGAGAAGTTATCTTGCATGGCAATCAATAGTAGTGGATGGAGACCCTAAAGGAGCACCTGTTGAATTTAGGTCACCAAAACCACCATACGGAAAAAGATTTTGTAATGGTCATCCATCACCTAATGCAAATAAAGAATTAGCAGAAAGAGTTATTAAAATAATCGAGAGTAAAAAATGAAAATAGCTGTTTGTTTAAGTGGACAACTAAGACAATGGGAATTAGCTCATAGGAATCAGAGATGGTTTTGGGAAACTTTTGGTGCAGATGAAGTAGATTATTTTTTACATACTTGGAACTATAGTGGTGATAGAGCAGGAGTTCAACAAGAATATGAATGGAGAGATGTTAATAAATGGGAATTCAATCGTATATGTAAAGCTTATAATGTAAAGGATTCTATTTTTGATAAAAAACCACAATCATGGTTTTATGATAATGACCATTGGAGTGCATTGTTTTATGGTTTATCACAATCATTAATGTTAAAACGAAAACATGAGATTGAAAATAATTTTGAGTATGATTTAGTAATCAAATCAAGACCAGATATAGTTTTTTATCCTGGTAAGACATGTTATCTCGAAACACTTGATTGTGATGATAATGTAATCATAACTACACATGGTGGTAATATGGGACATGAGTTTGGTATGTTTAACATTGATGATTGTGTGTTTTATGGAAATTCAAAAGCAATGGATACAATTGTAAATATGTACTTTTATAGACAAAAACTTATAGATTCAAGACACAAGGATAAAGAAAAATTATGTATACAACAACTTGGACCAGGAGTTTTAATGCACGAATACTTTAGAGAGTATGGTATTACACCAATAGTTACTGCTAGACATAGAGATTCGTGGCAACCAACTCTTTTAAAACTTGGATGTCCAACAGATTTAGATTTATTTCAACCAGATGAGTTTAAAAAAATGGAATCTTATTTCAGAGAATTTTACACAAAATGAAGTTAGCGTTTTACATATGTTCTAATGGATATGGTCATTTTCATAGAGTTCTTCAAATTTGTAATCATTTAAAAAATGTAGAGGTAGACATTTATTGTGAAAAATATCAATATAATCGTTTTAAAGATAATATTGCTTCGTTAGAATTTTATAGAGATAAACCAAATTTAAATTTTATTTTTTATAGTGAATCTAATATACGATGGGATAAAAAAGAATCTGGTTTACTTGATGTAGGTGATATAGATAAATATGATAAAGTAATTACAGATAATTTAGTTGAAGTTTTAAAATATAGGCCAGATGCAATCTATAGTGGTTCTTTTTTGTGGAGTGATGTTTGGAGAGATAAGTTTGGTGAGAATAAATTTTCAGATGAACAAGATAAAATATTTCATGATATTAAACCAAAAGTTATTTGTAATGGTGATGTGGTATCTGGTCAATTAAAAGATTATGAAAATAAAATTGATATTGGATGGGGGTGTATAGATGAAAGTTCAGATGATTTTAATTTTAATACCATAGTATGCATTACACCATCTTTGAATTATACCGATGTATATACAGAAAAATTTTTACAATTACGAGATAAATTTCAAAATAATTTTGATTTTAGTTTTAATATAAATCATAAAAGAAATTCTATATTTGTTATAAGACCAGGATTGGGTATGATTACAACTTGTGTATCTTATAGAATACCTATAGTTGCTTTATGGGATGAGGATGATTCAGTTGAAATAAAACATCTTGCAGGTAGAGTAGAAGATTTGGGATTAGGAATAGCATTGAATGTTAATGATGATTTAGTGATACCACCAAATGTTACAAAGTATAGAGAATCGTTTAAAAAATTAAAGTTAAATGGTTATAAAAAATTTGCAGGAATACTTGATGCCAATACCTAATACAAACGAGGTAAGAATAGAAACATCAACGGCCTGCAATGCAGGATGTGTTTTTTGTCCATGGCCTACAGATGATTTTACTCGTCCTAAACAAATAATGACTACGGATACATACAAATTTTATCTTGATAAGTGTTTGGATGAAATAGGAGAACAAATAGAAGAAATCACTTTCTCTGGCTTTGGTGAAATATTTACAGATAAAAATATAGTTGAGAAAATAGAGTATGCATGTTCTAAAAATTTAAAAGTACATATATTGACAAATGGCTCTATGATAGAAAATGATGATTTGGATAGATTATTCAAGGTAGGAGTTTCAGATATCAGATTCAGTTTACACACTTTTAGTAAAGATAGTTATGGTAAAATAATGAATTATAGAAATAGTAAATACACTTTTGAAAAAACTATAAATACTATTAATTATGCATTAGAGAATAAACCAGATGATTGTGAGATTATTATAACTGCGGATATTGTGGATGAGAATAAAAATGATATTGATGGTTTGGTGGAAGAGTTTGGTGATAGATGTAAATTAGAAATATGGGCACCACATAATTGGGTTTATGGTAAAGAATATCGTGATAAGACCACACCAAAAACTTTAGATACTTGTGGAAGACCATTTACAGGGCCGATACAAATTCAAGTGGATGGGGATGTAATAATGTGTTGTTTTGATTTTAATAATAAAATGGTATTAGGAAATTTTAAGGAACAAACATTAGAAAAAATATTTTCATTAGATGAAAATAATTTATATTCTGAAATATATAAACATCATACAAATGGAACTTGTGATGAATCAAATCTTATATGTAAGGATTGTGACCAATTATTTAATACGGAAGATATTGTTTTATATAACAATAGAGATTTTGATAAAAAAAATAGAATACAAAAAACATCAACGACATTAGGGGAGTTAAAACAAAATGGCTGATAACTCAAACGAAACTCAAAATCCATTAGACCCTAAGTACAAACACCTATATCATTTACATCCATATATTTGTCATGCTCGTTCATTTAGTCCAATGGGAGTAACAATTCAAAGGGGTAGGACAAACCCTATCAATAAAGATTTGTTTGATTTTAAAACAGATATAAAAGGTTATGTATCAGAAAATATAGATGAAATTTGTGAGGAATTAAGTACTCGGTGGTTAGTTGCATTAACTGATACTTATTGTGATTTATCGGATGATATAGGTGAGAGATTAGCAGCACTTAATATAACCACCCTCGTTAGAATAATTCAATCTTCTACAGCCAATATGTATCAATCGGGTGCATTTGGTGATATTAGAGCCTCAAAATCACATAAAATTGCACTTTTAAAAAAATATAATAATAAATTTTTTATGTGGGACGGGTGTCATTGTATACCAGGTACAGATTTGATTTATATAAATCTAATCAAAAGAACATTGAAATGTACCAAAAATTATATTGAGATAGATAAAATTTATAAAAAAATTATTAAAGTTTTAGTTCAAGAAAAAACTTCTTTTTTGTTTCAAGGAAATCAAAAGTTACGCACTAAAATAGAAAAGTTGGTTACATGAATATTATAAATGGTGAAATGTTTCAAGATTTATGTTCAGTTCAAATTAGTAAACAAGAACATAAAAAATTTGAATCTAATACAAATAGTATTGATATAGATAATTTTGAATTTAATGATTTTGATAATTCAGAGTTAGTGTATGTAAATCTTTCTTTACTAAATACAAGTAAGCCTAAATTGGTAGAATCTAACTTATACGATAAATTATTAAAATTAAAAAATCCATTTACATTAATATTACATAATTCAGATGATGAGTTTGGTGAAAAACAATTAAAGTATTTAGATATTGAGAATTGTAAAAAGATATACACAAGAAATATAAATGTGCTTCATCAAAAAGTAAAACCCTTACCAATTGGTATTGCAAATAGTTTTTGGAAATGGGGAGATACTAAAATTTTAAATGAAGTTATAGATGAGGGGTTTATTGATAATAACCCATATTTTATATATGCAAACTTTACTAAAGGTGATGGTGTACGATATGAAAGAAGAAAAGATTGTTTTGATATTTTATCTAAAAATGGTATAATCATGCAAGATAATACAGATTATAAATCTTATCTACAACATCTAAAAAAACATAAATTTTGTTTATCACCTGAGGGTAATGGAATAGATTGCCATAGAACTTGGGAAGCATTGTACATGAAAACGATACCAATATGTAAGAGAAGTATTGTGGTAGAGAAGTTTGCAAAAACATTTCCTATCTACATAGTTGATGATTGGAAAGATTTTGATATTAATGATGTATGGAGTAAATATGATAGTTTTAGTTGGGATAATTGGGAGTTGTTAGATTTTGATAAATATTGTAAGTATATTGGATTATCATGAAAAGAATAATATCATTTGGGGATAGTTTTACTGCAGGGTTAGGAACCGATAGAAAATATGAGGAATCACATTTAGGAGAACATCCAATGTGGAAAACCTGGTCAGATAAAGAAAAAAATTTAGCAAGAAAAAAAGTACATCAATTTAGAAATAAAAATTCATTTACAAAATTTTTTGCAGATTATTTTGATTGTGAGTATATAAATAACGGAAGTATCGGTTGTAATAATATGGATATTGTGAATTATTTTTTTACATTTGACAAAGAATTTGGATTTGAAAAAAACGATTTAGTATTGATAGGATTTACTTCATCTATGAGGGATAAGTTGCCATGGATGCCTGATATATTTAACAATAATGTACGGAGTGGTATAACTTGGAGTACAAAAGAATTAAGTTTAGTAGCAACTCGTTCCTGCAACATAGTATGGGCAGATAATGAATTTAGAGATAAATATGATGATTTTTTTCATAATTATCTTAAACATTATGTAGTTGAACTTTACGATGAAAAATACTTTAACATTTTTAATTTAAATTTAGTATCTACTTTACAACATTATTTAAATTATTTGGGTGTAGATTATATTATGTTTGATGCATTCGAACCAATGTTTACAACTATACCAAATCAAATAGATACTCATACTTATTGGGAATGTGGCACCAATAGTATATGGTCATATTTAAATCAATTTGATAGAGATTTATTTGAATTAGATGGGTATAGTATAAATAAAGAAGTTCATAAACATCCAAACACCGAAGGACATAAAGTGTTTGCAAAAGAATTGTTTAGATATTATAATGAAACTCGATAATCAAGATACTTTTTTAGAACATAGAAGAAAACAAGAGGAAATTCATTTTAATAGTGTTGATGATAATCCTTTAAATTCTATTTTGACAGTAGAATTAAACACTACTGAATTGTGTAATAGAACTTGTGTATTTTGTCCACGACATGACCCGAAAGTTTATCCTAATCAAAATTTAAATATGAGTGTAGAGGATGCAAAAACAATAGCAATAAATCTATCAAATTCTAATTTTAAAGGTAAGATATCATTTAGTGGTTATAGTGAAAACTTTTTAAATAAAAAATTTCATGATATTATTTTTGTGATGAGAAAATATCTAAAAGATAATTTGTTTGAGTGTAATACCAACGGAGATTTTTTGAAAGAAGATTATGCCAAGAAACTATTTATTAATGGGTTGGATTTGTTATATATAAATTTGTATGATGGTGTAGACCAAATTACAAAGTTTCAAGATATAATGAAAAATGCAAATATAGAGGAAGATAAATATAAATTTAGAGCTCATTACTCTCAAGAAGATTATGGGTTAAAATTAAATAATAGAGGTGGTAATATAACTTGGTTAGGTGATGATGAAAGTACAGTTGAGGAGTTAAAAGGTAAACCTTGTTATTATCCATTTTATAAATTATTTGTAGATTGGAATGGAGATGTTTTATTTTGTTCTAATGATTGGGGTAAAGAAATTATAATTGGTAATCTTGTTAGAGAAAAATTATTTGATGTTTGGTTTAGTGATAAGATGTATGAGATAAGAAAAAAATTAACAAGTGGAGATAGAGATTTTAGCCCTTGTAAAAAATGTTCGGTAAATGGCCAATTGTTTGGTAGAAATAGCTTTGAAATAATAAACAAGTATTATGATAGTGTCGATAACAAATAGTAAAAGGGGATTGGGTAAAGAATTATCTACGAGATTTAATATCGTGGATGGTTTTGATAAAGATAGTGATGTGTTTATAAATAATAGACACGATAGTTTCAATCAAACAAAATTACTTATGACTGCATACGAAAAATGGAAATATACTGATAAGACAATTGTAAATATTGGGAGTAGAAGTAAGTATCAAAACATTTCAAAGGGTTATATGTATTCTGCATCTAAGGCAGCATTAAATCACCTTTCCAATAATTTAAGATTAAACAGTGATAAAACTTGTAGAATAATTGATATTAATCCAGGTTTACTTGAATCAGATTTACCAAGTTTAACTTATAAAGAAATAGCAGATATTGTGGAATGGTGTGTAAAATTACCAAAACATATAGAAGTTGGAGAGATATCAGTTTGGCATAATACTCCATACAACATTGTATCAGATTTAAAGGATAATCGAAAATGATAAATGTATATGTAGGATACGATAGTAGACAGGATTACCCACCTAACTTTAATGATATAAAAAATCCTTGTTATGAGGTGTGTAAAAAATCAATTCTAAACCATTCTAAAAATGTAAATGTACTACCGATTAAATTAGATGATTTGATTGATAAAAATTTGTATTATAGGGATATAGACCCTTTGGCTTCAACTGAATTTACATATAGTAGATTTTTAGTTCCACATTTAAATCAATACAAGGGTATAGCAATATTCTGTGACTCTGATTTTTTGTGGCAATGTGATGTTAATGATTTATTAGAATACTACAATCATAATCTTGCTGTTATGTGTGTACAACATGATTATAAACCTAAAACTAATACTAAAATGGATGGTGTTGTACAAACAACATATCCAAGAAAAAATTGGTCAAGTTTGATGATGTTTAATTGTGAACATAAAGATATTAAGAATTTGTCAATTGAAAATATCAACACTAAAGAGGCTAAATATTTACATCGTATGGAGTGGACAGATAAGGTAGGTGAAATACCTATGACATACAATTGGTTAGAGGGTGATTATCCAAGTGATATAAACCCAAAAGTAATACATTTTACAAATGGTGGTCCATGGCACGAAACATGGAATGGTGATTACGATGATAAATGGATTGGAGTATATAATGAAATCACAAGTTAGATATTGGTTCAATACATTCGAACATTTGACATCATTTGATATTGTACCCTATCAAGATATAGTTGATTTATATATGAAAAATCACACTTTACTACATGATAGAAATTTTGAAAAACTTGGTGGTGATAATGAGAGACCATTAAATTCGGATGTGGAAACAATAGACCATAAAGGCTTTTGGTTAGGATACTCCCCAGCATATTACAACATTGACCCGTATGGTAAAAAGGTTACTCAAGCAAAAGCAGATGTTATATCTATGGATATGACTGGAATAGGAAAAACTTGGTCTCATTTTGTTTATTTAGAATTACCTTATAAATTTTTCAATCAGTATCAGACTGCGGTTCATTCAAACGATGATATATCTTTTTATCGAGAATTTTTAATTGAATTGGGTGATGATTTATCAAAGAAAAATGTTGATAAATTGATTTCTAAATATGATAACATATATAATAACAGAGGTTCATTTAATAATTTTTTTAGAGAAGTTAATGATTTTAAATGGAGACAGGATTTGGAGATTGGTCAATATTCTACCATAAAAGAAAATGGTATTATTTATCCTGTTATGTATGATTCATCAAAATATATTTTAAAAAGGGGTACTCATAGAGCATTTTTTTTAGCACATACTAAAAGTAATGTCCCTATATTTTTTCAACACCCAAAATTAAATGGAGAACATATTGATAGTTGTATTCTAAAAACACCACCTAATTTTGGTGGAGAGGTAACTATCAAAGTTAATTTTAAAAACAAATCTTTAAACTTTTTTAGAAATAATACGGAATTATTATTATGAAAACATTAGCAGGAATTATACACGCGAGAAAAAATAGTACAAGATGTCCAAATAAACACTTACGAGATTTAAATGGTACTACATTAATTGATATTGCTTTAGAAAAATTAAGTAAGTTGAATTTAGATGAAAAGTATTTAGCAGTTTATGACCAAGAACTCAAAGATAAAGTTATTGATGGGGTACAGATACTACATAGAGAATATGAATCAGTTGCACCAGGTAATTGTCATCATTCAGTAATGTACAAACATCTTAATGATGTTAAATCAGATTTCATTGTAAACTACAATCCATGTCAACCATTTTTAGATATCGATAAACTCAATGAATGTATACGAGTTTTTAAAGAAAGTAGAATGTTGAGTATGATTACGGTCAAGAAGAATAGAAACTTTTTTTGGAACATGACTCTTGGTAGAGAACCTGTAAATTTTAGAGCAAAGGATAGGCTATCTACTACAGCAGGACCTTGGTTGTACGAAGCAACACATTCATTAGTGTTTTATGAGAAAAAATATATGTTGAATGAGTGGGAGTTGTTTCCAAACACAAAAGATAATCCACATCCATTGATTACTGAGTGGGATGAGCACGAGTATTTAGATGTAGATACAGAAACAGATTTTGAAATAGTGAGGTATTTTCATGATAAAATGGAAAACTGATACTTTTACAAATTTAAAAGATTTTGATTATATACCATTTGAAGAACTTGTAGAGGTATATTATAAAAAACAATTAAATTATTTACTTGAAGATGGGTATGAGTTAAAATCAAAAGAAACGCCATTAGAATTTTTTACAATGGACAAAAACACTATAAAGTTCAACAAGATAGCAATAGCAAAAGGTGGTAATAATATAACTCTTGATTTAGGTAATAAAGAATATCCATTAGAATTTTATGAAAATAGTGGATTTTATTTCTATAAAACACCAAATAAAATTCTTAATCTTATGACATCCCATTTACATCAGCCAGATGTCAGTATAATGAATAAATTTCACGAGGAAGTTGATTGGGATGGTGATTGGAAATCATTGATGGATGAGTACGATAAAAAATATCCACAAAAACACATAACTAATAAAAAAGAGGGTGAGTTTTCTTGGAGAGCAAATTTTGCATTGGTATGGTGGTTTAGTATGAGAGACGAGGGAATTATCAATCCGTTAATTATATCACCATATGAGGTTGGACTTTTTGGCAGGGGTTCTCATCGGTGTTATATGTTTGGAAAATTAGGTTATGATTTTCCAATGTTTTTACCAAAAATTGAAAATAAAATGGGTCATCGTAAATTTTATGAAGTAAATTTAGACACACGAAGATGGTTTAATAATGAAAGGTTACGATTACTATACAATGGTCAGAGAAAAACTGCTGCATGGTTTCGTAATATAGAATTAGAACCCAAAGTATTTGAGGATGATGTAAGATGATTGGACTTTCTGGTGTAAATTATTGGAAACCACATTTTTCTGATTTAAATCAATTCGATAAAGTAACTCTACATGAATTATTATATCGTATTGATTCTACTTTGAAAGAGTTTAAAAATTACAGTGGGGGTACTCTAATTTATCATCATGAAGATTATGAAAATATACCTGAAATGAAAGATTTATATGATAAGTTTAATAAAGAAAATTCTCATACACAAGTCTGTTTTAGATATGATGGTAAACCACTGTTTTCAAAAAAATACACATCTAAAAAAATTAATTCTACATCAAACTGGCAAACACGAGATTCTTCTATCAAATCACCATTTGAACATTTAGATTTATATAAAACCCATTTTCAACAAATAATTGATAATAAAATAAAAAAACACTATTTATATATAAGTTTACCAAATAGTTTTATTAATCAATATATGGAACAAACTAACAATCTTTGGGATATGAGTATTCCAAGACAGTTTATTTCTGAGATTAAAGATTGGGATGACTTGGATAATCTTCAAGAAAAGGTTAGGGAGTATGATAAAAAATATCCAAATTGGAATCACGATTTTCCAATAATGGGGTTTAGAAGTGTTTTACAGAAAGGGTTATTATTTCCAAATACAACTTTTAAATTGGATAAAATATTAGTAACAGGTACTCATAGGTTATTTATGTGTGCAATGAGTGGTAATGATTATCCAATGTTTATACCTATACCAAAAGGTAAAAAAGTATTTGAGGTAAAATCAATAAGACCTATTTTCAAAGATAAAACTTTTTTAAAAATGATTGTAGATATAAATCAAAAAAAATGTACATTATTTTTAAATGAAAATGAAATTGGTGTTGTATGAAATATGTAGTTGATATAGATGGAACTATTTGTAGAGAAGAGGGTGATGTCGTTGGTAGACAACCATATACAGATAGAATCAAAAAGATAAATGACTTGTATGATAATGGCCATACTATTGTGTATATGACTGCTCGTGGATTAAAGAGTGGTAGGGGTGAAACATACTATCGTGTAATTACAGAAGAACAATTAAAATTATGGGGATGTAAGTATCATGAATTAGCATTCAAAACCCATGATGCAGATTTTTTTATAGATGATAAGGGTATTAATGATAAGGAGTTTTTTAATGAAACAAACATTTAATATTGTGATACCGATGGCTGGTTTAGGCACTCGGTTTGAGGAAAAGGGGTATAAAAATAAAAAACCATTTATTGATGTAGATGGTAAACCAATGATACAACGAGTTATAGAAAATCTTGATATGGAGTTTGACCCTCAATACGAATTTATTTTAATTTGTTTACAAGAAGATTATGAAAAATATGATTTCACAATATTCGATGATATTATAGGACATGATAATTGGGAAGTAATTTGTTTACCAGAACTTACAGAAGGTGCTGCACAAACACTATTAGCAGCAAAACCATATATTGATAACGATACACCTATGATGAGTATGAATTCAGACCAGTTAGTAGATTGGGATAATGAAAAAATGTTTAAAGAGTTTGATAAACATGATGGTGGTATTCCTTGTTTTTATGGAGAGGGTAATGCATGGAGTTATGCAGGAGTAGAAGATGGATTTATTACAGAGGTTGTTGAGAAAAAACAGATATCAGATTATGCAACAGCAGGATACTATTATTGGTGTGAGGGTAGAGATTTTGTAAAATATGCAGAAGAAATGATTGAAGAGAATAGTAGAACTAATGGTGAGTTTTATGTTGCGCCAGTTTATAATTGGGCAATTAAAGATGGAAAGAAATATGTGATTGGTATGGTGGATAAAACATATTCATTAGGAACACCCGAACACCTCGAAGAATATCTTGAAAATAAATAAATTAGTAGTAACAGGTTGTAGTTGGTGTTGGATGCCATATGATTTTCGTGGGGGAGAACGATGTAGAAAATCAGATTATTTATCACATTTAGATAGAAATGATGATTTGTTATTTACAAAAAAGGATGCACCAAATTATTCATTCGGAGCAGTACTTGCAAAAAAACTTGATGTAGAATTTGTTAATTTAGCAAGTGCTGGTGCAAGTAATATGTTTGGATTTTTTAAACTTTGGAATCATGAATTTAAAAAACAAAACGATTTATCTAACACATTAGTGATACATGGTCTTACAGAGCCATCAAGAACTTTAGTCTGTAAGGATGGGGATATAACAAATATAAAACCAGATGGAGCATTTAAAGATAACAAGTTTAAAAAATTATATTTTAAAAAGTATTATTCTGAGGAACATCGTGTAAAAGAAACTTTTTTAATATTAGATTATTTAGATGGATATTTAAAAAATCAAAATTCAAAATTACTTGTGTTTAATTCCTTTTCTAATTTTATGTATCCATTACGAGACTATATATATCCAAATTTTCATACTTGGGCAGAATACATAAACTCATATGATGATGAAGTTGATATCCTCAGAAGACTTACACACCCTAATAAAAATGACCATGAGATATTTGCAAACGATTTATACACATACTTAAATGATTAAACCAATCACATACGCATATTTAGAAACCACAAATTATTGTAATTTAGATTGTAGTTTTTGCAATCGAATGGATGTAATTGGCCCACTTAAACATATGAGTTTAGAAGATTGGGGTAAATTACTTGATGGGATAAAACACCACCCAATTGAAGAGGCAAAACTTATGGGTATGGGTGAACCAATGTTACATCCACAATTTGATGAAGTGTGTAGAATGTTTAAAGAAGTATTTCCAAAAGCAAAACTTGTTGTTGCTACTAACTGTCAATACAATATAAAAGAAGGTTTAGAATTTAGAAGAAAATTTCAAGAATGTATGAAGTATATTGATTTACTTTATTTCTCAATTGATGGTTGGGGTGAAAGTTATGAACGAGATAGGTCACCAGCTAAGTGGAGCAAATTACTTAAGTTCTTAGAAGATTTCAAAACAATCAATCGTTATGATTGTGATTGTGTTGTAAATTATGTTGTAAATGCATATAATGTTGATGATATAGAAAAGGTTGATAATTTACGAAAGGAAAATAAACTTGGTACTTTGAGATTAAACATCGCACAAATTTGGGACGAAGATACAAAAATGAGTGATGATTTAGCCACATCAGGTTACACAATGGAGCAATTAAATTATCTTAGAGATACTTGGGGTGATAACATCATGGGTAAATCTAAATGGGATTTTCAAGATTGTTTTTGGGTACAAAATGGATTATACACTACAGTCGAAGGTCATGTAAAAATGTGTTGTTTGAATACGGGTGCAGAACCGTTTGGTAATTTGTTTGAAAACTCAATAGATGAAATAAGGCTTATGGAAGATTATCAAAATGTAAAAAAAGGTTGTAGTACAAATAAACCAACTTCACATTGTAAAAATTGTTCCTATAAAGAATTGGTTCCAATACTTTCACATCTACAAGGTTAAAATGATAAAAATAGCAGTTTGTATATCTGGTTTGTTACAGTGTTGGGATGTAACCCATCAGTTATTTAAATATTGGAATTCGATGTACGATGATGTAGAATTTATTTTTTTTATATCAACTTGGGAAGTAGATTCGGATTTCGCATCAACAGAAAAACAATATCAGAAAAAAGGAAAACTATTAACCAACACACAATATAATTCTGATACATTTGATTTTATAGAAGATATAGAATTCATATCAACTGATGTCATACCTAAAAATATACTTGATGAAAATCAATCTACTGCACCGTTTTATAGTTATCAAATATATAATGTACAAAAAATGAGAAAAAATTATGAAAAACAAATTGGTAAAAAATTTGATTTAGTAGTTCAGACTCGAGAAGATATGGTAATTTATAAAAAAACAATAGACCAATTCAAACATTGGTATGATTTAAAACAAGTTGTTAGTGGTATGTATTTCACAACCTCAGGTACTAAAGTAAAAGATGGTGCTGGTAAAAATGGATTTAGATTTTTAATACCAAATGATTGTTTTGGATTTGCACATTCAGATGCAATGGATGAATATGCTCAAATGTATAATGATACTTTTATTGAAAATACCAATCATGAAAAATTTGGACATTTTATGAATGCACAACAACTTATCAATAAGGGTATTTATAATTGTAAAATTGGAAATACATTTAGAACATTTATGCTTCGAAAAGAAAATGAACTATCTGATAACGGATTATCTTGGCATAAAAAAGGTAGACCAACTTACGAAACTCTTAAAAAAGTTTTAGACAAAAATGGTGTAGGGTGGTTCTATAATAAAGATGAAAATATTCAAAGAGAAGTTTTAAGGTGTTTTGTATGTTAAGAATAGCAGTTTGTTTATCTGGTCAAATTAGATATTGGAAAGAAATATCACCATTTTTTGAGCATTGGAATAATTTATTTGATAATGTAGAATTTACTTTTTTTGTTTCCACATGGGATAGTGAATCTTGGGTAGACTCAAAGTTTGGTGGTTGTATAGAATATGAAGATATTGATTTTACTAAGTATGATTTTATAAAAGCACATAGTAAACATGATTCAAATAATGCAAAACTTGCAAATATACATAAAAAACCATGTACGCCGTATTTAACTTTTTTACTTAATAAAGTTCAAATTTTAAGAAAAAAATATGAAACGGAAAATAACTTTGAATTTGATGGTATTATCCAAACAAGAAATGATATTTTTATTACACCTGAATTATTAAATTTATGTGTAAAACTTGTTAATGATAAACCATATTTTTTTAACTACTCTATGTTTACACCATCACCTATAGCTTTAGAGCGTAAGGGGGGTTCTAAAGGTGGTTTTAGTGTTATATTATCAAATGATAATTTTTATTTTGGTTCATCACAAACTATGGATAAGTTTATGAACATTTACACTTATCTCCACACAGATGCTATTAATTTACATACACATTACCTACAGGCAGAGTTCTTTCTAAGAAACAATATACCCAATGTACATTTGAAAAAAATGCCAGTTTTGATTAGAGATGGGATTGTGAAAAAAAATGGTAGACCAACACCAGATAGTTTACGAAAAATATTGCTTGAAAGGGGTGTGGATTGGGCTTTAACAACACCTTATGCACAGGTATCTAAAGAATATTGGACATATAAATGAAAAAACATTTAATCAATATAGAGAGGAGATTTGACACGATTGATAAATCACAATATTCTTATGTATTGAATCAAAGTGAACGAACTCAACACATACCTGGATTTCAAAAGTTTTTACAAACTATTAATCAAGAAGATTTTTTCTTTTACCCAAATACAGAAGAATTTAGATATGAGTTGGGAATGTGGTATGGTATACAAACTAATCAGATATTTTTATGTGCAGGTTCTGATGTTGGTATAAAATCTATATTTGAAACATTTACAAATGGTGGTAGAGTACTTTCATCAGAACCATCGTTTCCAATGTATAAAGTATATAGTGAATTATATCAATGTGAGTATTTTGGAATACCACATGAAGAAGATTATACAATCTCAACAGAAAAAATATTATCTAATATCACACACGATACGGATTTAGTTATATTGGCAAATCCAAATAGTCCAATGGGTGAGTATAAATCATTTGATGAGATAAGTGTTTTGTTAGAACAAGATGTACCTGTGTTGATAGATGAGGCATATATAGAATTTACAGATGAAGATAGTGTGTTGAAATACATTTATGAATATCCAAATCTATTGGTTACAAGAACATTTTCAAAAGCATTTGGTGCTGCTGGATGTAGAGTTGGATGTGTAATTTCACATGAGGACAATATAAATTTAATTAGTAAGTTTAGACATATGTATGAGATATCAGGAGTATCTATGAAATTCTGTCAGTATTTAATGAATAATAGTGATATAGTTGATACCTATGTACAAGAAATAAAAGAGGAAAAAAATAAAATTATATCTTTACTTGATAATTATGAGGTTATTGATGCAAACTCCAATTGGATACATTTCAATGATGATAGTGATAATGTCAATACTAAAAAAATATTTAATGAACATAAGGTATTAGTCAAATATTGTAAACTTCCACATGATGATAGAGTGAATTGGTGTCGTTTGACAATTCAACCAAATTTATCCAATCAAGTGTTTTTTAAGGAATTACTCAATGCTACATGATTTAAAGGGTAATAAAGAATTTGTAGAGTACTTTTTTAAAAATCATAAACTATTTTTTTGTGATGATTTACCCTGGCAGTTTTTTAATTATGAAAATGGTAAAAAACCAAATAGTAATAATTTACAAGTTCGTTTAGAGTATTTATTTGGAGAATATGGGTTTTTTAATTTTACTGTTATGGAGGTAAATGATAAAAGTTTATTTGGTGATACTACCGATTTTTCATTTTGGCATAGAAATAGACGATACATAATACAAGAATTTATTAGAAATGGGTTTAATAATCCAACTCACCATAGTATAAAACCTAATGATGATACTATTAATATTGATTTAAAAAATCCAACTGATTCATTTGGAAAATTTAGAATCATTTCACATCCAGGTAATACACGATTTTATGCATCATCTTTTTTACAATTAAATTTAAACAAATGTTTTGTATATGTCAATAAAAAAAATTACCATAGTAATCTTTTTACACAACCATTAAAAGAAATTACCGATATTAATGATGTGTATCAATATTGGAAACCTGCATTTGAAGGAGTTGATTTTTCTAATTTAAGATACAGTTTTATTATTCATCTTCCACCTGAAGTAGCTAAAGAAAAAGGTTTGGTTAAATCCACTAAATATCATAATTTAACAGAATGTAGTATATTAAAATTATGGAAGTTGTGGGATATTAGTCGTGATACTACAAAATATAAAACTCAAAATGTATTACACACTCATACCTATATGCAACAAGTAAATGAAAATGGTAGCCATATTTCTGATACGGTAATGGAAGCTCCATTAACAATTTACACTAATTCTAGCGAAGATGTCAAGAAGTATTTTCAAGATATAAGAGATGATTTAATTAAAAAAGCAAAATTATATATGAGAATAACTCGTAATAAACCTACTAAAAATAAATTTCAATTTCATAATTTAAGTAAATTTAAAGTTAAAGTAAAATATTGTGATACTAAACCAACTAATTTTACTAAAGAAAATAATTATAAGGGTTTTGCAATATGGATAGATAAAAATAAATTACATCAAACTAATCGTGATATTTTTGAGTTTTTAGCTTTTACAAAAAAGAATGTAAAATATGCATCAACTGAAGATAAACTACTTTCAGTTATTAATTGTAGAGAAGGAAATGGTGATACATGGGTAATTAATGATTCTTTTTTAAAATGTGATGTGAGTGTGCCAGGTGTATAAGATACTTTTTATTACACCTATAAAACATTTACCTAAATTTTATGATTATATAACAAGTCATTTTGAATTTGATGTACTTGAAAATCCTACTTATGAATCGGTTAAAAATAATATTGATAAATATGATATTTTATTTTGTGCACCAAATCATCAAACTTTTATAATTGATGAAAACTTACTTAAAACTTCAAAGATTAAATTTATATTATCACCATCGACAGGTTTAAATCATATTGATGTAGAATCAGTACCAATTATTTCTATTAAAAATGATATTATATTAACTCAAATATGGTCAACGGCAGAACACACTTTGTATTTAATTTTATCAATTGTTAGAAAAATTAAACCCACTATTGAACTACACGATAAAACTTTGGGTATTGTTGGTCATGGTAGGTTGGGTACTATGGTGAAAACATTATGTAAAAATATTTTTAGTGATGTGATTTGTGTTGATAAATATGAGGGTTCTTATGAGGATTTATTTAATCATGTTGATGTTTTATCTTTACATATTGATTTAAATCAAACTACTGCAAAATTGATTGATAAAAAATTTATTAATAACTTTAAAAATGATATTTATTTAGTGAACACCTCACGAGGTGAAGTTGTAAATGAACAACACATAAAAGATTTACTTTTAAGTGGTAAAATAAAGGGTTATGCTACGGATGTTCTACAGACAGAATATAATCAAAAAGAATCACAATTCAAAGGATTAAATAATGTAATTGTTACACCACATATTGCAGGTGTAACGATTGATGCACAAGAAAAAGCCTATAGAAGAGTTATGGAGAAAATATGAGTGATTTAAGACATCAATATGAATCTACATCAAGACTGGAATTAGAAAAAAAATATTCTTTGGATGGAAATGGTATTCCTACAGGTCAAACAAAACAAGATTATCAACTAATAACAGACCATATAACTAACTATAAACCAAAGTGTATCATAGAATATGGTAGTGGTTATAGTACAAGAGTAATACAAAAAACAATAGATGAATTAGACTTGAAAACAAAGTTTTTTTCATTTGAGGATAATAAACATTTCTATGATGTTATCAAAAATAACATTGAACTTACAGATTCAGTTCAATTATGTCCTATAGAAAAAGCAGGTGATTGGGGTAACAAAGATAAATTAGCTAGATACTATCATGATTATAAAGGTATGGAAGATGTAGATTTTGTTATCATTGATGGACCCGATGTTGGTAGGTATAATATTTATGCTACAATAAATGTTGATGATTTACATGAGAGGTTTCCAAATAATAAAATAAATGTTTTTATTCAAGGAAGAAAATCTACAACGGAGTATTATATTTCTAAGTATGGTGATAAATTTAAATTTATTGGTAAAAATGGATGGGGAACATTATGAAATTTATAGCTGAACTTTGTCAAAATCACAATGGTGATATGAAAATAATAGAGGAGATGGTTGAACGGGCATCAAAAGCAGGTGCACATTTTTGTAAAATTCAAACTATACTTGCAAGAGATTTGATTTATTGGAAACACCATGAAGAATTTAGACCATACGAAGCAGAATATCAAAGATTAAAATCATTAGAATTAAGTTTTGAAGATGAACAACAATTTATAGAAATTTGTAAAAAATGGGATGTCAAACCAATGACAACGATTTTTAACCATAGACACCCAAAGAGATTCAATAATTTAGGATATGAATATCTTAAAATTTCTGGTTATAAGATGAAGGATATTTATAAACAAATTAAGGAATTTAATTTTAAACATCTTTATTTTTCTACCTCAAGTTTAACTTTTTTTGATATTAAAAAAATAGTAAAATTTTTACAACTCAATAATATAAAATTTACAATGTTGAATTGTACTTGTGTATATCCAACTTCTTTGGATAAATTAAATTTACAAAATATACCATTTTACAAAAAGGAATTTAATTTAGATAATGTGGGATTAAGTGACCATTCGAACCCATATGAAGATAATTTATTAAGTAGTAAGTTAGCAATATTTCAAGGAATTGATGTATTAGAAAGACACTTCACCATATTGGATAAAGATGAAACAAGAGATGGTAAGGTTTCCGTTACGCCAGAGATGATTGTAGAACTTATAAATTTTAGTAAATTAAGTAAAATAAATCAGTATAAGGAAATAAATAAATTTAATGAGAAACAAGTTTTTAACCACAGTTATTACAGTACAAGATTTTAGTGAATAGATTATTAATAAAACCAACAAATTATCTTGAAAATAAAAAATTTTCATCATTTAATAATTCAAATTATGATACTATTATTTTTGATGAAAAAGACGATTTTATAAATATTTTAAATGAAGTTGGTATGGAAAAATCTTATAGGGAAGTAAAACAAAATAAATTGTATGATTCAGTAATTTTTGCAACAAGACAGTTTGAATTCGATACTATCAAATCATTTAGTAGATATACAATTTATAGTTATGATTGTGAAATAGAAAAAAAACACAATATACCTACAGAGTGGGTTACTAATACTTTATCTCAAAAAAAACCAAGTATTTTTAATTGGCAATCAGATTCCTTGACATTTGACATTATATCAAATTTTACCAAAACATATTGGCTTGATTGTTTTTTTCCAACTCCAAATAATAAAGATACAAAATCTAAATTTTTATGTTATTTAATGACTCATAATATACACATAGATAAAATCGTATGAAGTTTGCAATACAATTAGCAGGTCAAATTCGAGGTTGGAAGGGTGAGGTAGGTAAAAATACTGATGTAAATGTAGAATTACATTGGAAAGTTTTAAAATCAAAGTTAAAACAAAACGGTGTTGATGTTGATATGCATATTTGTAGTTGGGATGATGATTATACTAAAAATTTAGATTTAAGTTATTTTGAAACTGCTAATTTAATACCTTTAAATAATCATTTATTACAAGATAAAAAGGATAAACTTCGTAGAAATAAAAATGCACAGAGAATGATGCCTATTTCATATCAAAATTATTATGGTGGTAGGTTTAGAAGATTATATCAAAAAGAAAATAATATTAAATATGATGTAATACTTTTATCAAGACCAGATATAATTTTTAAATCAGTAGAACAAGTGGTAAATTATTTTACAGAAAGTAAAAAGGGTAAGACACAATTAGATAGGATAAAATCAGAATATTCCACAATTCATATACCATACGGTACATCTAATTGTATTGCTAGAAAAAAAACTGGAATATGGATATCTGAAGATTATTATCAAATTGGAAATGAACATTCCATAAATTTATTTTGTAATGGGTTTTTACATACATATTTACAAACTTCTCAAAGTTTCTTATCTACATCACATAACTATCCAGCAATAACCTGTATGAAAACTCAATTAAAAATTAAAGGGATGCATTCCTCAAAGTTAAAAACTATTTTATGGAGAAATAAATGAAAGTAAGTTATATCATAGTTTGGGCTAATACAACTTCCTTAACAAAAATAGACTCAAAAGGTTATCCAAATAGAAATATAAAAGCAGATAATGCTTTGTTAAAACATACATTGTTTTTAATAGACCAATTATTACAGTTACAACCACATGAAATTTTAGTGATGGATAATGAAGGTAATTTTCCTAAACAAGATAATCCTTTAATACGAGTAATACCATCTTTTCAAACATTTGATTTTGCTAGTGAAGATTATCAAGACCCATATTGGATTCATGAGTTAGGACTCTTAGATTACAAAGGTATGCATATAGAAAGAAAAGGTGGTAAACCACTAATAAAAGAATTAAATCATGCAATGGTTTGTGCAATGGCATATAATCATGGTATAGTAGAAGCCACTGGAGATTACCTTGTATTACAACATAATGATACAGAGTATTTATTTGATAGATATAGTGAAAAAGAGGTAATACATGATGCAATCAATTTATTAGAAAGAGAAAATTATGAATATATAACAGTAGATAAAAAACCACCAAAATATCCTGCATCACCAAAGGGAATTGATGGTTTTGCAGATTGTTATTGGTTTTTGTGTAGGGGAGATTTTTATCAAAAACATAGGATTTGGGTAGATTGGACACGAGGTGATAATAATCATTTGGCAACTATCATGTGTGAAAAGAAAGGGTTGAAATATCTACATCTGCCTGGTTTTTATGAAAATAAAACACATTTAAAAATGGAATTTTTTGAAAAATATAATATAAAAACACCTGGTAATTTACATATACTGAATGATAAACCATTTCTACATCATATGAAAGGTGGTACTGGTTTGTATAATATACTTAAAAGAGGTTCGGTACATGAGACTGATTAACTATACAGAGTTAATTTATAGTATTTATGGTGAACTTACCAAGTATAAACCAACTTCACCCTCAAGAATAGATTTTATAAAAAATAATATACCAGTTGATACGATTGGTATAGAGGTTGGTGTTGCAGGTGGTAAACACGCACAATATTTGTGGCAAAATGCTAAACCAAAAAAATTATACTTAATAGACCATTGGGATTTAGCACAAAAACCATATTTTGGAGAAGAAACTCTATATTGGTATAATCAAGTTTTAAAATTTTCACAAGATAAAAATATTGAAGTTATAAAAGATGATACTGTCAATGCATCTAAAAGATTTGATGATGAATCAATAGATTGGATTTACTTAGATGCCGACCATAGTTATGAGGGTGTTCTTAGGGATTTGAATGCATACTGGCCTAAACTTAAAGATGGTGGATTATTAATGGGTGATGATTATTCTTTGTATGATTTGACTCGGTCAAAATTTGGTGTGGAAAAAGCTTTAAAGAAGTTTTTTTCAGATGATACTTCAATTCACTTAGAGGTACAAGGTATATCAAATACAAAAAAAGATATTAATGGTAAACCAATAGTATCATATACCTATAAGATAGTAAAATGAGATTAATTAATTACAGAGAGTTAATATATGAACTCTATACCGAACCTAAGTTGTTAGCAAATCCACCTAAAGTTTTAGGTAAACGAAGACACAACCCACCACGAATAAACTTTGTCAAGAATAATGTTCCACATAATTGTGTTGGTGCAGAGATTGGAGTAGCAGGTGGTAAGAATGCTAAATGGTTATGGGATTATTCTAACCCAACTAAATTATATTTAATTGACCATTGGGATGAACCTGAAGATGGTAATTATTATTTTGGTACGAAAGAAAACACTTTACAAGAATATAATAAAATATTAGAATGGTCAAAAGATAAAAATATTGAGTTGATAAAAAGTGATACAATTGAAGCAGCAAATTTATTTGATGATAATTCATTGGACTGGATTTACTTAGATGCAAATCATAGTTATGATGGTGTATTGGGAGATTTAAAAGCATGGTGGCCTAAAATAAAAAGTGGTGGTTTATTATTTGGAGATGATTATTCTTTATATGATTTAAAAAGTGATGAAACTTTTGGGGTAGAACGGGCATTAAATGATTTTTTTTCGGAGGATACTCCGATTTATTTAGAATCACAAGGAGTCGATAATAGTAGGGTGGATAAAAATGGTAAACCACTTGTTGCATATAGCTATTCAATAACAAAGGAATTAAAATGATTCTCTTGACTAACGGAGATAGTTGGACTGGTGGTGATTCACCCTCTCAAACAGTTGATTGGGAGGTAACACCAACTTCAGAATATAATATAATACCTAATTTTGGTAGTGATACAAATATGTGTGACCATAAAACTACTCATAAGTTTTATAATAGTCAAATCTGGCCAAAAGTATTAGGTAAAAAACTTGGTGTAGAGACTTGGAATTGTGGTAGATTAGGTGCAAGTATAGATAGGATAGTGGATACGACTATGTATTCAATAGAGTATCTACATTCATTGGGAAAAAAAGATATTTTTGTTGTTATTGGATTAACTTCATTATTTAGATATAGTGCAATAAAGCAGGTTAAAAAGAAACTCACCAATGTTGAAAACCATTTATTAAATCAATACATTCCTAATATTGAAAACCTTGAAATGTTAGTAAAACGACATGTGTACAATATTATTAATTTACAAAATTTTTTAAAAATGAAAAAAATTCAATATTTAATTTTTAATTGTTTTGATGCAGAGTTATCTTCAGATTTTGAAAGTTACAATTTATATCAAGATATTGATTTAGATAATATTTATAATAGAGATTTTAAACCACACTTTAGAGAGTATATTGAAGATAAATTTAACACTAATTGGGGTAAAAATGATGAGTACTTTAAATCATCTCACCCAACAGATAAATCACATATTGCATGGGCAGAGGTTTTAGAAAAATATATAAGGAGTAATTATGAAGTTTTTTAAAAAAATATGGCATAAACTTGTTACAGAATATAAATTTCGTAAGAAGTTAAAGGAAATAAAAAAAAGAGACCCATTTATTTATAAATGAGTGAGAGAGAGTTCTTTGAAGTTTTATTTCCACCTACTAAACATTATATAGATATTGATAAAGTTGATATAAACATTACAGATACATTTGATTATTGGGATAAACCAAGAAATGATGAAGAGGGACCAGTTTGTGAGTGTGTTGGTGATAATACTAATAAGGCATTATTTTTATATTTTCAAAAATTGATAAAACAGAATATAGAACTACCAATATATTTAAATCGAAAACATCAAATTATGGATGGTTGGCATAGATTTCATGCGTATTTTTACTTAGGAGTAGATACCATACCAGTATATTTTGATAAATTATGGAGAAATCATGGATTTTGTTGGAAAAAGGGTATTGAAGGTCGAAGAAGATTACGAACAAAAATATGGTAAATTTAATTTCTTTATATTTATAATTGTATAATTATAGGGGAATATAATGCTAACTACTTTCGATGATATAATTGAAGTAACACTAAAACACGAAGGCGGATATGTTCACGACCCTGCAGATTTAGGTGGTGAAACTAATTTTGGAATCGCAAAAAGATTTTATCCAAATGTAGATATAAAGAACCTTACAAAAGAAGGTGCTAAAGAAATTTATAAAAAAGATTATTGGGATAAGAACAAGGTAGATGATATACCCGAAAATTTAAGACACATATATTTTGATATGTGTGTAAATCAAGGTAAAGGTACTGCAGTAAAGATATTACAACGAGCGGCTAATGCAAAAGGTAGTGATTTAGCAGTTGATGGTGGTTTAGGACCAAAAACATTACAGGCAATAAACACATATAAACCATCAGATGATAGAGTTCGTTGTTATCGTTTAAAGCATTATTATGATTTAGTTAATAGAAAACCCGAACAAGAAAGATTTTTGTTTGGATGGTTCAAAAGAACCTTATCAGTATAGGAGAAAAAAATGTCATATCCAGCACCAGCTACAGGTTCATTTGTAAGTAGAGTAAAAACAATACCGAGACCAAATTCTTACAAAGAAACATTCGAAGTAGGAGCATCAACAACATATGAGCCAACAGGTTCATTTAAAAATACTGCATTCATAATTGAAGCAGGAACAGGATATACACTAAGTGCAGCTGATGGTGGTGATTTGACTGCTGGATTAGTAACAGGTCAATTGTATCCAATCGCACTGAAGAAAGTTGTTACCACGGGTGGTACAGTAATTAAGTTGATAAAGTAATGAAACTTACAAAAGAACAAGTAAATATTATTAGAGATAATCTTTGTGTTAGTTGTGGATTACCTGTAAATGAGAACCTTAGAAAATGGTTTCAAGATAAGTGGGTAAACATTGGTAAAAAGAAAAAGGGTGGTGGACATCCACCATGTGGAACAAGTGGTAAGAAACGAGGATATGCCAAATGTGTACCAAAATCTAAAGCCGCCAGTATGACTAAAAAACAAAAAGCAAGTGCCACTCGTAGAAAACGAGCAGCTCAAAATAAAGCTGGAAGGGGTGGTACTTCTGATTTGAGAGGTGGTGGTAAGAAACCAATAAGAGTTTCTACTAAACCAAAAAAATAATGAGAGAAGATATGGATATACATGAATTAGTACCAAATATGCAAATTGTAAATAAAAAAGCATATGATGATATGTTAAAACGACAGATTGCAAAAAATGTAACATATAAGACTGCATTAAAAAATAAGAACCATAAATTACACCATAGGGCATTATCAGCAATTAAAAAATTTTTTAAGAAGGAGAATGTAATGAGTTCAAAGTTAGAAGAGTTGGTAGGTAAACCAATCACAGAAGCTCAATTTGATGAAGCAGCAGGTAAAAAAGATGCTTGTTATCGCAAGGTAAAAGCTCGTTACGATGTATGGCCATCTGCTTATGCAAGTGGTGCATTAGTAAAATGTAGAAAAGTAGGTGCTAAGAATTGGGGTAACAAAAGTAAAAAGGAGTCAGTTGTAAAAGAGTTTGGTCTCCCACCTACAATGCAGGCTGAAAAACAAAAATTAAAAAATCCAAAGACTGGTAAGACGGTTACCGTAGCTTCTGTAATGAATCAAGGTACAAAGACATATCCACCAGCATTAGTTAAGAAAGCTCAAGCTATTTATAGTGCAGCTTTAGAAAGAGAAAGGGCAACAAAAAAGAAGTTATACGGAAAGTCCAAGTATAGTTTTAGTGGAAAAAAAGAAGATGTAAAAGAAACTAAGGTTTGGAGTCTTGATGAGAAGTGTTGGAAAGGATATGAGAAAAAGGGAACTAAGAAAATGTTCGGTAAAGTGTATCCTAATTGCGTAAAGAAAGAGGGTGTTCAAACTAATGTTTGGTTAGGTGAAAATGAACTCTACTACGAATCCAATACAGGTGAATATGGTGGGTATACTTTTGGTTTTAAAACTGAAGATTTAAATGAAGCAGAATATCAAGGTCGTAAAGTTAAACTTGGTAAGATTATGCAAGGGGATGTAAAAAAATTCAAGGTTTATGTGAAGAATCCAAAAGGTAATGTTGTTAAGGTAAACTTTGGACAAGGTGGTGATGCTAAAGGTGGTACAATGAGAATTAGGAAATCAAATCCTAAGGCTCGTAAATCATTTAGAGCTAGACACAATTGTGATAATCCAGGCCCAAGACATAAAGCTCGTTACTGGTCTTGTAGAAAATGGTAAAATTATTAGAATTAATTAACGAGATTAAGATTAAAGTATTATCTGGTCACCTAACTACTTTAGATAAAAAGATAGTAAAACAAATGTTAGATAAAAAAATGGATAGTGGTAGAGTAAAAAAAACAGATTACTTTATTAAAGATTTAGGTAAAGACCAGTATGAAATCACTCAAAGAAAAATGGATGCAGGAATTGGGATAGGTGCAAAAAAAGTTTTGAGAAATTATAAATCAAAAATACGGATATTAAAATGATTAAACTAAAAGATTTATTAAGTGAAACAAAAACCACAGAGATTGAAAATAATTTATCATTCAAAGTAATGGGTATAAATAACGAAGATTTAATTATTACTGGTAAAAAAATAGAATTAACACTATCATTTCGTGGTAAGGATTTGCAAAAAGCTATAGAGGGTAAGACCAAAAGAGGAAAAGTTGTTTTAGCTGGTGTAAAAATAAAGTAAGATGGATAAACTTATAAAATGGTTAATTAAACCTCTAACTGAAGATATTAAACTACCTGTAGAAATAGGTGATACTGTTTTGATGGGTAGATTTAAAAATAAAAAGGTTGTAGTAAAATCTATAGATTATAATGAGAAGGGTGATTTATTGATAAATGGAAGGTCTGCATTAAAATTTAGAATCGAGAAAAAAGTTGAAGAGGCTGCTAGAGTACCTCGTAAAAAGGGCCAACACAGAAACTCACCCAATCATTCGGATTTATACACAGATGAAAATCCAAAAGGAACAATCAAAGGACTGAAGTTTGCCACTGTCAAGGATGCACAAGCATCAGTTAGTAAAATCAAAAATAGTGGTAAGACTCATGCACATAAGATACAGGCTGCAGTTGCAATGGAACAACGAGCAAAAGAAATGGGTAAGAAGGCACAAGCAGGTGTTTATAGAAAATTTATTAATCAAATGAAAAAGAAAACTAAGAAAGAAATGTTAAATTACCCACATTATTTAAAAAATGTAGGTAATGTACCACAAAATAATCCAGATGGAGAACATCGTTATTATGACCCTAAGATATCTAAAAAGAAAAAGAAAAAAACTGAGATGGTTGGAGTAGTTCCATCACCAAGTAGAAAAGGAATAAACAAAATGAAGAAGAAAGGTAATACTTCAGTTCCTTATGGTAGTGGTTATAAAAAGGTAAATGAAAATAAAGCACAAATTAGTGCTATACATAAATTTCTTACACAATATACAAAATCTGCAAAAAAAGCTTCTGCTATGATTAACAAGAATTATAGAAAAGTGGCAAAACAATTCAGAGGAAATTCTGATAGAGATTTAGCAGTAGCACTTATAGGATATGATGCTATAGGAGAAAATAAAGACTTGTTCAAAATGTACAATCAAGCTATGAAGATGATACCAGGTTCTCCTAAACAAAAAGAACTTATAAAGAAAATTAGTTCTTTACGAAAAAAATTAAAAATGGATGAAAATATAAAAAAAACACTTGACTTATATAGTGAAAATGATGTATATTTAGGTATAGAAAATGGGGATAATATGTCCATTACCGAACAAAAAATTAAAAAAGTTGTTGGTATCTATGGTGGTAGATATCAACCATTTGGCCCACATCATTTAAAAACTTACAAGTGGTTAAAATCAAAAGTAGATGATGCATATATCACTACATCAGATATAAAACAACCACCACGACATCCAATGAACTATAAAGAGAAAGTTCGACATATGGTAAAAATGGGTGTTCCAGCAAATCGTATTATAAAGGAAAAAGTTCCATTAAAAGCACAAAATGTTTTAAAAAAATATGACCCGAATACCACTGCAGTGATATACATTTTTGGTGAAAAGGATGCAGGAAGATTAGGTGGTGGTAAAAAGAAAAGTGGTGGTTTATCATATTTTCAAGATTATAATAAAAATAAAAACAATCTCAAAGGATATGAAGAACACGGATATTTTATGACCGCACCACATACAAGTATTAGTGTTGCAGGAATGGAAGTATCTGGTACAACGATGAGAAAGATATTAGGTTCACCTAAAATAAAAGATGAGGATAGACCAAAAGTTTTTAAAAAACTATTTGGATATTATGATAAAGGTGTGTATAATATGATGGTAAATAAATTTAAAAAGTTATTTGAATTTTTTAATCAACCATCAGTAAAAAAATTAGTAAAAGAGGTAAGTGCATTTGGAAATCATTTTAATGCTGGAGATTTATCTGATGAGGGATTATATGATTTTTTCAATTCATTTGGTGATTACAAACGAACTTCAAAAAGACATGCAGACATTATAGGTTACGAAGTTGTGGGTGACATTTTAGATGATACTGCAAGAGACCCAGGTTTTGATTATACTTATGAGGCAGATAGGGTTGATACAGTAACATTTGGTAGGACAGTTAATCAAAACCGCAGTAATACTGATAGTGTAGCAAACCCATTTCCAAAATATAGAAAACATATGAAATCTATAATTGATAAAATGGGGTGGGAGATTGTAAAGTTTTTTGGTAAGAAAACTGTTAAAGTAAATGATTCACCTACATTTGATATGAAAACATCTACACAAGGTGTTGATAAAGTTAAAAAGATTCAAGAAAGTTATTTAAAAGATACAAAGGAGTTATTATTAATGGGAGGAGCCTATGGACACATGAGTCATCCATTTGATGACAATAATCTTACATTTTCAGATTTGAAACAGATAATTATAAATGGGTTAGGAGGAAAGTTAGATAGAGAAGATGGTGTTACAGAGAAACTTGATGGGCAAAATTTAATGGTAAGTTGGATTGATGGGAAGTTAAAAGCTGCTCGTAATAAAGGACATTTAAAAAATAGAGGTGAAACTGCACCTGATACAAATGGTATAAAAGCTATTTTTAGTGGTAGAGGAAATATAGAAAAAGCTTTTGTAGGTGCAATGAAAGATTTAGAAAAATCAATAGGTAAGTTGTCAGAAAAACAAAAAGAAAAAATATTTGGTAACGGTACTAAGTGGATGAATTTAGAGGTTATGTATCCAGCAACTGCAAATGTAATTGATTACGATGTTGCAGAAATAGTATTTCATGGTTCGTTAGAATATAATGATACTGGTAAACCAATTGGTCAACCCAAAGACAGTGCTAGAATGTTACAAGGAATGATTAAACAAGTAAATGCTAATGTTCAAAAAAACTACACAATATCAAAACCTAACTTTCTAACAGTACCAAAAACTCAAGATTTTGGTAAAAAGAAAAATTACTTTTTAAATAAATTAAAAAAACTACAGGCTGAATTTGCATTGAAAGATAGTAATAGATTGGGTGAATATCATGAGGCATTTTGGAGAGAATATGTTTACAATGCTGCAAAACAACATAATGTGAGTTTGAAATCAGACCAACTTGTAAAACTGGTAAACAGATGGGCATTTTTTGATAAGAGTTATAAAATACCTGATATTAAAAAAGATTTTGAAAATAATCCAAAATTTGTTGATTGGGTAGTTTCTACAGATAAACAAGACCATCAAAGAATGTTCAAAGATAATATAAAACCATTTGAAATATTATTTTTTGAAGTTGGTGCTGAGATACTTAAAAACATTAGTGGTTTTATTGCAGTATCACCAAATAAAGCAGTACAAAAAATTAGAAAAGAGGTTATAAGTGCTTTAAATCAATTAAAAACACCAGATAAAATAGAAAAATTAAAAAAATTAAAAATACAAATAGAAAAACTCGAGGCAATAGGTGGACTAAGTGCAATAGTACCAAGTGAGGGTATTGTGTTTAAGTATAAAGGTAATGTGTATAAATTCACAGGTGCTTTTGCTCCTATAAATCAGATACTCGGTAGTTTAAAATTTGGATAGGAGTTATAATGCCAAACTATAGTAAAGAACAAGATAGACAAAACAAAGCTCTTGAAGATTTAATGGCAGGTCGTGAACATACAAAAGATTATGTTCAAGTAGGATACGAGGGTAAATCAGAAGACCTTGGCGGTAAAACAAGAGAATCACGATTATCTAAAATAATGCAATCAGTTAGAATGCCATTATTTTGCCCATCTTGTAAAAAGACAATGAAGAAAAGATTGGATAGAAAATTTTGGAACATGGCAAATCATTGTATGGATTGTCATATTGATATGGAAAATAAACTTAGGATAAGTGGTGAGTATGAAATTTATGCTAAGAAAAAAATTAATGAAAATAAAAAAGCATATCTAAAAGATTTAAAACAAACCATCGATGAGTATGAAGAAACGGGTGGAAAAGCAGAATACTTTAATTCGGTGGGAGTTCAAGAAGTAGAACTTGAAAAGGAACAATGGCAAATGGGTGAGGCAGAGTTCGATAAACTTATTCAAGAAGCAAGAGACTATATAACAAACTTAGAAAAGGCAATAGATGAAGAATCAAAAGAACTTGATACTACCCGAATCAGTAGTGATTGAATTGATGGCATTAACATCTCGATTGGGTGAGATAGCAATGGATTATAATAGAAAAATAGGTGGTAAAGAAACAGATGATTTACTTAGATTATATACTGGTATAGTAAGAAAATTAATGAATCTTGAACATCAAGATATTAATAATAAACAATCATTTACATTTGATGAGATGTTAAATTCTGTAGGTGTAAAACGAGGAGATAATAATGGGAATAATTGATTTCATAATAAATCTATTTTTTGGTGGAAAGAAAAAAGAAGAAATCAAAAAACTTGATAAAGCTATTGATAAAAAAAATGATGAAGTGAAGGTACTTGAAAAGGAAGTTGTAAAACTTCAAGAGGAAAAAAAAGTAAATAAAAAAGAAGTTGCTAACCTCAAACGAAAAGTTACCAACACTAAAAAACAAATAGCAAAAGCTCAAGAAGTATCTGATATACAAGATGTTGATGAGGCATTAAAGTATTTAAAAAAGTTTAGTAAAAAATAATGAGGTTTAGTATGAAAATATTAAAATATTTTTTAATAATCTTTTTTGCTATATCTATGGTTAGAAGTCAAAAAATGGTAAGTATACCTGAATCAGAAGTTATTACTTGGGCACAAAATTTACAAAGATTAGAGAAAGCAGATAGTAGTAATCAAATCATAATAAGTGATTTGGAGTTAATAGTACAAAAACTTGAAGAAAACTCTTATAAAGATTCTATCATTATTGATAAAACATCACTACAAATTCAATTATTAAAAGATACAAACGAACTTTTAGAGAAAAAAGTAAAACTTGTAAAACCAAAATGGTATGAAAACAAATGGATATGGTTTGTATATGGTGTGGGTTCTACTGCAATATCAGTAAATTTAGCAGGACAGTTAGTTAATTAATGGCTACTCAAATAAAAGAAGTAATTAAACAAGAGTATATAAAAAGTGCTAAAGACCCTGTCTACTTTTTAAAAAAGTATTGTATGATTCAACATCCGATTAAGGGTAAGATTCCATTTAGTTTGTATGATTTTCAAGAAAAAACAATCCAAGAATTTAACAAAGAACGATTTAACATTATATTAAAAGCTCGTCAGTTAGGTATTAGTACTCTAACTGCAGGTTATTCTTTGTGGTTAATGACATTTCATCAAGATAAAAACATATTGGTAATTGCAACAAAACAAGATACAGCTAAAAATCTTGTTACTAAGGTACGAGTAATGCATGCCAACTTACCCTCTTGGTTAAAACAAAAGTGTACTGAGGATAATAAATTATCATTACGATATGTAAATGGTTCACAAATAAAAGCAAGTGCAAGTGGACCAGAAGCTGCTCGTTCTGAAGCATTATCATTGTTAGTTTTGGATGAAGCTGCATTTATCGATAAGATAGATGATATATGGACTGCATCACAACAAACACTTACAACAGGTGGTAGTTGTATTGCACTGTCCACACCTAATGGTGTAGGTAATTGGTTCCATCAAACTTGGGTACAAGCAGAAGAGGGTAGAGGAATGTTCAATGATATCAAACTTCATTGGACTGTACATCCTGATAGAAGTCAAACTTGGAGAGATGAACAAGATGAACTATTAGGCATACAAGGTGCGGCACAAGAATGTGATTGTGATTTTATTACCTCTGGTACGACAGTAATTGATGGTGTTGTTTTAGAAAATTGTAGAAAAAAATATGGTAAAGACCCATTAGAAAAAAGAGGAATAGATGGTAACATTTGGATATGGGAACCACCTAATTATACTCGTGATTATATTGTATGTGCAGATGTGGGTAGAGGAGATTCACAAGATTTTAGTGCATTTCATGTGATAGATGTAGAGAGTGTTGAACAAGTAGCAGAATACAAGGGTAGGATGAGTACTAAAGATTTTGGTAATATGTTAGTCAGTATTTCAACGGAATATAACGATGCCTTACTAATTATAGAAAACAATAATATTGGTTGGGCAACAATACAACAAGTAATAGATAGGGATTATCCTAATTTATTTTATACGAGTAAAGATTTACAGTATATTGATATTGCACATCAAATGACTAATAAGTATAGAAGTCAAGAAAAAAATATGGTGGCTGGATTTACAACCACTATGAAAACTCGACCTTTGATTATTGCAAAGTTAGAAGAATTTTTTAGAGAAGATGCAGTTGTTGTTAGAAGTGGTAGATTGATTGATGAATTATTTACCTTTATTTATAACAATAATAGAGCAGAAGCAATGAGTGGGTATAATGATGATTTAGTTATGTCATTTGCCATAGGTTTGTGGGTTCGTGATACAGCATTAAGATTACGAACTGAGGGGATTGAATTGACAAAAAAAACTTTAAGTAGAATGCAAGACATTGATGGTCTGTATACACCAGAAGAGAATCGTAATGATTCTTGGCAAATGGAAATAAATAAGAAAAAAGAGTCTTTAGAATGGCTCTTATAGTGAGGTAAAAAATGGCCGATAAAACATTATTTGGTAGATTAAAACGATTATTCAGTACAAATGTAATTGTAAGAAATGTAGGTGGTAAAAAACTTAAAATTGCAGATACTGAACAATTACAAGCTACTACAAAATCCCACCTTGTAGATAGATACTCTAAATTACATAGTGGTTTAGAATTAGTAAATAGTGGGTACTCATCTTATGCACAATTACAAGCAGCAAGAAATGGTTTATTTAAAGACTATGAATCTATGGAAAGTGATTCTATAATCGCATCTGCATTAGATATTTACTCGGATGAATGTACAATGAAAAATCCATATGGTGAAGTTTTAGAAATTCAAAGTGATAATAAACAAGTAAAGGAAATATTACATAATCTTTTTTATGACATTATGAATATTGAATTTAACCTTTGGCCTTGGACTCGTAACCTATGTAAATATGGTGATTTCTTTTTATTCTTGGATGTTAAGGATAAATATGGTGTTACTAATGTAGTTCCAATATCACCCTATGAATTAATTCGTTCAGAAGGAGAAGAACCAGAAAATCCGTACTATGTAAAATTTTATTTAGATGCAGTTGAACAACAACATCCATATTTTGCACGGTCTTCTAATCAAAATAAAATTGAATTTGAAAACTTTCAAATTGCACATTTTAGATTGGCAAGTGATAGTAATCTTTTACCTTATGGTAAGAGTATGTTAGAAAGTGCTCGTAAAGTTTGGAAACAAATAACTCTTATGGAAGATGCTATGTTGATACATAGAATTATGAGAGCACCTGAAAAGAGAGTTTTTAAAATTGATATTGGAAATATACCACCAAATGAAGTTGATAACTATATGCAACGAATTATCAATAAGATGAAGAAAGTACCATTTATGGATGATACTACTGGTGATTATAATTTGAAGTTCAATATACAGAATTTAACAGAAGATTTCTTCATGCCAGTCCGAGGTGGTGATAGTGGAACACAGATAGAATCATTACCTGGTATGCAATATGAAACTACGGAGGATATTGAGTATCTAAAAAATCGTTTATTAGCAGCACTTCATGTTCCAAAAGCATTTCTTGGGTATGAAGAGGGATTGGGTAGTAAAGCAACACTAGCTGCAGAAGATGTAAGGTTTGCAAGAACAATTGAACGAGTACAGCGGATATTGGTTAGTGAGTTGACTAAAGTTGCAGTTGTACATCTATATTCACAAGGGTATAGTGATGCAGAACTTGTTAATTTTGAATTAAAACTTACAAATCCATCTACAATATACGAACAAGAAAAGTTAGAATTATGGGGTAACAAAGTAAATATTGCACGCGATATGAAAGATGCTAATTTAATGAGTACTGAGTGGGTTTATAAAAACATATTTAATTTTTCTGATGATGAAATTAAAAAAATAGATGATGAAATAGTTCATGACCAAAAAACAAAGTTTAGGTATTCACAGATTGAAATGGAAGGTAATGACCCAGCAAAAACTGGTTCATCACAAGGAACCCCATCTGATTTAGCTATGGGTAGAACTGGTCACGAGTTAGATGATGAGGGTGGTGCACCAGAAGGTGGATTTGAAGGTGCAGGACGACCAAAGGAAGTATCAAAATACGGCAAGGATGGTAGTGCAAGAGGTAGAGACCCACTTGGTAGACCAAAAATACCTATTGCATTGGCACATTATGATGGTTTAAAAAAATCATTTGGTAATAAAGCCAAAGAAATATTAAAAGAAACTATGGATAGTGATGAGATATCTACAGAATACCAAGATTTCAAGAAGGATAAATAGTCAATTATTTGAAGTTTTTATATTTATATATGAATGAATTTACTAAAATACGGAGTGTTTGATGTCAAAAGTTAAAAAGCACAATAAAATTAAAAATACGGGCCTATTGTTTGAGTTACTAACTCGACAAATAACCGTTGATGTGATTAACGATTCTAAAAAGCAAGAAGCAATTAATGTTTTGAAAAGTTTCTTCAATGAGAATACAGAACTTGGAAAGGAGTATCAGTTATACAAAGTATTATTAGAAAAAAAATACAAAAATTCTAATCAAGCTAAAATGTTAGTTGAAGCAGTACTTAAAAATCGTAGTAAACTTTCTAATCGTAGACTTAAAAGTGAAAAATTTAATTTAATCAAAGTGATTAAAGAAAATTATAATGTAAATAATTTTTTCAATGTGCGAATAAATAATTACAAAGTATTGGCATCTATTTACAATATATTTGAAAATAATAATATAGCACCGATAGAAGAAACTGATTCTCAAATTACTTTGATAGAACATATCTGTAATAATGTTACTAAAAAACAACTTAAAAAAGATATAGAAGTAAAATTAACTACTGAATCAGAAGATGTTAGATTATTGGCGTATCAATTATTAGTTGATAAATTTAATAAAAAATATAGTAATCTAAATGAATCTCAAAAAACTCTACTTAGAGAATATATCAATAACATATCAAACACAAATTCATTAAGAGAGTTTATTAATTCTGAAGTTAAAAAAGTTAAAAAACAACTTAAAAAACATTTAAACAAAGTAGATGATAAGCTCACAAAAATTAAATTAACAGAGGCAATCAAACATACTGATACTGCAATTGGTGGAAAGTTTGTAAAAGATTCTCATGTTGTTTCTCTTATGAGATATTATGAGTTAGTAAAGGAACTTGGTAATGTCCACAAAAGTAAGTAAAACTAAATTTTTAGAATTTTTAAAATCTCTTATTCGAAAAGAAATTGAAGAAGCATCTACGACAGTAAGTGCAGGTGGTGGTGTAGGTAAAGGAATTTATTATGATACACCTTATGCATTTGCAGGTAAGGATAAAAAAACTGGTAAGAAAAAAGATAGAAGAGATGATATAGCAAATAAAAGTGGTTACACTAAAGTAGAAGGTAAAAGTCCAATTTTTAAATATCAAGGGCCAGTTCATAAAAATAGTAGGGAAGCCATGAAATGGGCTAGTACACAAAATTTTAAAAAGGATTATGGTGTTGTTAAAGTAAAAGGTGGTCATAAAATAATTGTACAAGAGGGAAAGTATCATCAGTATAGAAATGATGAAAGTTTAACACCAAAACAAAAAATTGGTCGTTCAATGAGAGAAGTTAGAAATTCACTAACTGAGTTAAGTAAACTTATCGATATGAATGTCAGATTAAAAAATGAACTAAATGTAGATTCTCGTTCTTATTGGAAAACCACTCATAAGGCATTAGGTAAAATATCAGAACGATTAGTCAAGTTGGCTAATAAGGTAGGAAAATTACAATGAATGATAAGTATTTAGAAGAACTATATGCTTTAATGAATGAAAAGGATTTTGATGCTAAACTAAAACCAAAGGGTGGTGGTAAAGTAGTACATTTTACAAATCAAGATAACTACGAGAAAGCTTTAAAATCTGGTGATTACGAGGAACCAGAAGCTGATGGTGATGATAGTGATGATGAGACTCAATCTCAAAAGATAACAGATTTTGAAAGAGATGTTGATGGTGCAACTATTACTCAACCTGGTGATGATGAAGAATCCATTCCTATAGAAGATTATGAAAGTTATTTAGATTCACCACATGATTATGAAGATTGGTTAGATGCCAACGAAAAAGATTTAAATTTAGATGCTGCAGATGAAGAAGAAATAAATGATTTACTAAAAACTTGGAAATATACAGAAGATGATTTACAAGTAGCATACGGAAGTGGTGATGAAGAGGAAGAAGAATATCTTTTAGACACTATACAAAATATTAAGGATGATTTAAAAGTTATGACAAGTAGATATGTTAAATCATCATCAAGTAAAATTAAACCAAAACAAGAACCAAAACAAGAACCAAAAGCAGAACCAAAAGCAGAACCAAAGGATAAAACCGAACCTGCTACAGCTGATGATTCTCGTGAGGTAAGAAACAATGTGATAAAAAACATTGGTCAAGATGCATTTGATAAATTATCATACGGTGAACTTCAACAAGCATATGAAGATGAATTTAAAAGACTTGGATTTACTAAAGTTCCAGGTTCAGGTTTTGGTTTACATAGGTTCGTTAAAAAAGTTTAATATGAAAATTTTAGACAAATATTATTCAAAAATTTTAGAAGTAAATACTTTGAATGAAGTGGATAAACCATTACTTAAATCTCGATTAAAAAAACTAATGACAGAAGAGGCAAGTTTTCGATTATCAATGTATCAGTTTGTAATGGCTTTAGAAAAAGATAAAAAACTTGGTGATGAAGTAATGAAAGATTACAAGAATACCGTAACTAAATTCATGAAGAATATTGTTGGTATAGTAAAAAGGATAAAATAATGAAAAGTTTAATTGTAGATTATATACCATTTGAAATTGCACCTGAACAAATTAACGAATCCATGAAAGAAAACAATGGTAAGTTAGTTGTTAAGGGTGTATTACAACGAGCAGATGCAAAAAATCAAAATGGAAGAGTTTATCCAATGGAGATTTTACAAAGAGAAGCAAAGAATTATGACGAGGGGTTTATAAAACAAAATCGAGCAATGGGAGAGTTAGACCATCCAGATAGTTCGGTTGTAAATCTTCAAAATGTATCTCATAATGTTACTGAAATGCATTTTGAAGGTGATAATTTATTAGGTACAGTAGAAATTTTAACCACACCAAGTGGTAATATTTTAAGAGAATTATTTAAGAATGGGATAAAATTGGGGATATCTTCTCGTGGTATGGGAAGTGTTGAAGCAGTAAACGAAGCAGATGGACAAGTTATGAAAGTTGGTGATGATTTTGAACTCATAGCTTTTGATTTTGTAAGTAATCCATCTACACATGGTGCATTTTTACACCCAATTCAAGAGAGTGTGGATAAAACACAACCACAAGGAAGAACTTGTGGTAAGTATTGTAAATCCGAAGATATAATCAACAAGATAATTAGAGGAGAATAAAAATGGCAGATGAAGGACTAAAACTTAAATTTATGCAGGGTGGTTCAAGATATGCAATAAATGGTGAAGCTGAGTATGTTGCACCAACAAAAGGCCAATCTTACTCTGGTCAAACTACATCAGTAGATGAAGTTTCAGCAGCTGTAGATGGTTTGGCTGGTAAAGTTGATGGAGCAAATAGTAACTTTCCAACACCATCAAACTTTACTTCTACACGATTAGAGGGTGCAAATGGTTTAGCTTCTATACCAATACCAGAAAATCATGATGTAGACCCAGAAGGTTTTGGTAATGGGTTTGCAGACTCTGAAACTTCTAATGATTATTTTTAATAAAAAATATCTTAGTAAAGATGCCTTCTAAATCAAAGGCACAACAAAAATTTATGGGTATGGTTCATGCACTTAAAAAGGGAGAAATGAACCCAAGTGATGCATCACCTGCTGTGAAAAAAGCAGCAAAATCTATGAGTAAAAAAAGTGTGAAGAAATATGCTTCCACTAAACATAAGGGAAAACCAGTGAAAGTAAATCAAGAGTGGTTAGAACAAACTATACGAGAATTGACTAATACAGAAATGGAAGGTTGTGGTTATACTACATCTGCTGTAGACCCAAATTATAAATTAAAATCACCAGGTGGTACAGGTGAAGAGGATAGGAGATTAAAAGAGGCTCCAAGTAAAAAAGGACAGGAGAAATTAATAAAGGTATTCATAGATAATGCATTAAAAAAAGCTGGAATCAAGGTAATCAAGTTTGACCCGATGAGAAAAGATTTTCATAGTGGTATTTGGGGTGGATTTTATACAGTTAAATCAAATAACAAAGTAGATATGAAAGGTCAAGGTAAAGTAAAAAGAGGTTCAGCAGTTCTACCATTTTATGTACGCAAAAATACAGATATAGATTTGGGAGTTTCATCTAAAGATTTTATACTCGGTAAATATTCAGAAATGAGTAAGGTGGTAAAGAACCTAAAAGATTTTAAGAAAACTGATTTGGATGAGGGATTTGTATTAACTCAATTAAAAGAAGTAAAGATAGGTCGTTATGATATCGGTATGGGTTCTAAAGGTAATGGAATCACATTATGGAATCGTAATGTAGAAAAAGCTGGTGATTACAAAAGTATAGCTCACATCGCACCTAATGGTAAAATAACTAATTATGAAAAGAGACAACCAAAAGAAGTAACAGCATTTATTGATAAAATTGCTAAAGGTATGAAAGATAAACCAAAGGGTGAATCCGTAAATGAACTACAAAAGATGAGACCTGCTGTTAAGAAATTATTAAAACAAAAAGGATACGACCCCATCTTCCACGCCATAGATACTTCAAAAAGACAATTCAAACAAATGAGATACTCACGAGGTGAGATACAAGATACTCTGATTGATATGTTTGGTGATGAAGACCCAAAGATACTACAAAAGATTAAAGAATCCGTAAATAAAGATATTGATAGTCAAATAAAAAAATTTATGCAAAGAAGAGACGACATAATGGCTAATAAAAATGATGATATGAGACTTTCAAAAGCCAAACAAGTCCAATATAAAATAGATGCACTCAGACTTAAGAAGAAAAAAGAAAGAGAGAAAAAACGGAAATCGAATGAATCCGTAAATAAAAGTGTGACTGAAAACATCAGCGATTCACAAAAATTTAAAATCTATAATTCACTTAAAAAGGGTGATATCGTAAGTATTAAATATGATTCAAGTATTGCTAAAGGTTCTAAATTTCATCCATTTTTAGTTACAAAGGGTAAAACTAAATTAATGAAAGGTAAAATAGAAAGAATCATTATGATACCTGCAGATACTAAAAATAAAAGAGCAAAAAGATATTTATACAATAGAAATGGGAGTATTAGTTTAGCACTTGGAGATATGGCAGCAAGTATTGTGGATATGAAAAAAGGTAATATAAACGAAATTAAAAAATTATACCATAAAACTCAAATTAAAAACGCAGTACAAATTGCTAAAAAAATGAGTGGTAACATGACTGGTGCTGTAAAGAAGATTGAAAAGATATCAAAAGGATTATCAAAAACTAATACAGTAAAAGATGCACTTCGTAAGTTTAACGAATCATTAAACGAGGCAAGATTAGACCCAAAACAATTATTACAACAATTAGGTGGTAATAGATTTATTGCCATGACAGGTGCTAAAAATCTAGCAGTTGATAAAGCAAAAAATACACTACATATGAAAATTGGTAGAAATTCAAAAGGTGTATCTCATCTTAGAATCAAATTAACAGGTGCTGATTTATATGATATGGAGTTCTTACAAGTAAGAGCGGGTAATGTAAAGGTTAAATCTAAAGAAAAGGGTGTTTACGCAGACCAACTCCAAAAACTATTCACTAAAAATACTGGTATGTACACCAGTTTATAGGAAAATAAAATGACTAAACTTAAAGATTTATTAAAAGAAAGTAAATACCTTGAAAGAGAATTTGGTGAACCATTACCCACACTTAATAGTGTTATGAAAAAACACCAACTACAAGAAGAGGTAATGTCCGATAGTGATATTGCTCGAATAAAAGACCTTACTAAATATAACAACCATACAATGGCAAGATATGAATTGGCTAAGTTGGCTAAAAGTAAACAACATATGAAATTCTATCAAGCCATAATGGATTTACAAGATGTTATAGGTCATTTACCACGAGGTTTGAGTTTAACAAGACATGATATGGAAAAACCATTTATGAGTTTGTTAAAAAGAAAATTTAAAAACTATGATGATATAAATAAGGCATTATAATGAAGATACTTTCTAAAGCCGATGGTATAAAAAAAGTAAAATCAATGCAAAAAACAGGTGGTGCACGAATTTACAAAGTAAAGAAGGTTAAAACTAATGTTCGTGGTAAAAATATCACCATGTATAATTTATACACTAAAAATACTCGACACTCTTCTATGTCAAATCCATATGGTTTAGAAATGATGAGAGATGGTGATAAAGCTGCATATTTAATTCCAGTAAATGAGGCTAAAGGTGAAGATATGGCAAATCTTCAACAAAGAAACTTAGCTAATTCTTATATAGCAAAATTTGATAAAGACATAAAAGGTATTATAAAGTATCTTGGTAATGCAGGTAATAGAAAAAAAGCTATGGATTTGATGAAAATCTACAAGAAGTATTGGGTGGAGTTTGTTATTCAATGGCAAAAAACACAAAAACTAAATGAAGAGAAGAAAAGAGATTATAAAGCAGAATACAAAAAATTTCAATCATCTCCAAAGATGAAAAAGTACAGAGCAGAATTAAATAAGTACAATCGTAAGAAAGGTACTTATGGAAATGGTGATGGTAAAGATGCATCACATAAAGGTGGTAAAATTGTTGGATTTGAGGCTCAATCCAAAAATCGTGGTAGAGCAGAAAAAAGCAGATTAAAGAAAGAATCCGTATGTGGTTGCGGTGGTTCTTGTTGTGAATAGGAGTTAGCATGAGTGATTTGACACCCAAAATGTGGGCAAAATGGAAAGATTTTAGATTAAATGAAGGTATTGATGACCATGAAGGTAAGATGGCTAAGGCACAACTTGAGAGGTCAATGAAATACGCAAAAATGATTTATAAAATAATTGATAATGTTGGTGAGGGTGGAGAAGTAGAATTTCCAGCATGGGTACAATCTAAACTTACTAAATCTATGGATTATTTACAATCAGTATATAATTATTTAGATGGTAAGGATGGTTTAGAAGATAAATTTCAAGAAAAATAATAATACTGATATTTATATCAAAGGAGATATATTATGAAAAATATACTAAAACTTATACTTTCAGCTGTAATTCTTTTCGGTGCGGTTCCTACAGTTAATGCTTCAGATATGAACATGGCTAACATGGAAGAAATCAAGAAGAAGAAAAAGGGAAAGAAGAAAAAAATCGGTAAAAAAGGTAAGAAATCTAAAAAAGGTTTCTTTTCTAAAGTGTTTGGGAGCAAGTAATGGCAAAATTAAAAAAACTTCTTGAAGAAAGCTTTTCTGTTGTGGGTGGTGTGGTTACTACACCAGTAATAAACAACCATGAAAGTAACACTTCATTAACTAAAATAATTGAAGATACATATGGTGAACAGAACGATAAGATAACTGCAAAAGATGTAAAAGAGGCAATATCACAGTTTACTAAATTTGGTAAAATTTTACAACGAGAAGAAAACCTAAAACAAGTTGCAGAAACACTTTCTGATATTGCAACAAAAGCAAAATCATATACATTAAGTGAAACTGAAGATTGGTTTGATAAAGTTACTGTAAATCGTAACATGAAAGAACTTACTAATCTCTCTAAACAATTTGGTAAAATTGCACAAGAATCTAATTCCCTACAACAAAGATTAAGTGGGTTGTATGAGGATATGGGCCATGTTTTGGGAAGATATTTTGAGATTGATGATAGTGAAGAAAACCCACAAGCAGACCAAGAAGAGGATATGGTAAAAGCAAAACTAACTGCACCTAAAGGAATTCAAGAGGGTGATTATGAAGAATTCTTTAAAAAAGCTATGAAAAAATTTGGTATTAGTTCACCAGATGAATTAGAGGATGATAAGAAAAAAGAGTTTTTTAATTATGTAGATAAAAATTATCAAGCAAAAAATGAAGATGCTAATTCAGATGTTGATGCGAGACGAGTTAAAAATCTAAGGTCACAACTTAGTCGTGTTAGAATGCAAATAAAACGAGCTGAAAACGACCCAGGTGCATCAGGTGCCATGGGTGGTGGTATCGGTTCTGCAGGAAGTAGACTAGCTAGTTTAGAAAGAAAACGAGATAACCTCAAAGCTCAAATCAAAAAACTAACTGAATTAAATGAAGATGATAGTACTGATAACCGAATCAAACAATTACAAAGACAGATTCAGCAAACTCAGCGTTCCATTGACCGCATGGAAAATGACCCTGCTACTGCTAGAAAAACGGGTAGTTTAGAAGCAAAGAAAAGGTCTCTTAGAGCTCAAATTCAAAAATTACGAGGAAATTAATGATAAAAGTTAATGTTCGTAAAGGACAAAGTATTGAAAAGGCCATTTCTATTTTTAAGAAAAAAGTAAAAGAAAGTGGTTTAATGTTGGAAATTAAAAATAGACGGTTTTATGAAAAACCATCTTTGAAGAGAAGAGAACAGAAAAATAAAGCAAGATTGCGACAGAAATATCGCTCGATAAAAGAAAATACACACTAAGTGTGATTATTTTTTAGTTTTTATATATTTATATAAAACAAAATACACTTTCGTACATTCGTACATCATAAAGTGTAATCATAATATTAATTATATTAAAGTTCCTAATAACTTTATTAATTCCAATAAGGACAATTAAAATGGATGATTTATTAAAAGATGCCATTGCAGATGCAAAAGCAGTTCGTGAAACAGCTTTAGCAAACGCAAAGATGGCTCTTGAGGAAGCATTCACACCGAAACTGAAATCAATGTTAGCTCAGAAGATTCAATCCGAGATTGAAGATGAAGGCGAAGACCAGGGTGACATGGAAGATGAAGGTTCATATGATGATGAAATCGAAGATAAAGGTGATATGGAAGACGAAATCGCATATGAAGAAGAAGGTGATGAAGATGAAGTCGCTGAAATCGAAGATGATGGAGACCACGAGGATGAAATCGCTGAAGAAGAAGGTGATGAAGACCATGAAGATGAAATCGCTGAAATCGAAGATGATGAAGAGAAAGAAGAATCTGTAAACGAAGAAGATGAAGATGAAGAAATAGAAGAAGCAGATGACTTGGACTTAGAATCTATACTCCGTGAACTCGAAGAGGAAGAAGGTGATGAAGACCATGAAGATGAAATCGCTGAAATCGAAGAGAACGAAGAGATTGAAGAAAACGATGTATCTTCTGGTATAGGTAAAGGTGATAACAAACATGATGCTAAATCTGGTGATTCTTCAAAGGTAGGACAAGGACCTGAGGGAGAGGGTTCCGATAAAGCCGCTGGAAAAGAACTTGGCGACCACGAGGTTGTTGATGACTTGAAAGAGGGTGAAGATAAAGATGATGATATCGAAGAGGAAATCGACCTTGAAGAAGTCTTGAAAGCACTATCTGAAGAAGAAGATGAAGATGAAACACATGATGAAGTTGCTAACCTCAAGAATGAAATTAAAGAGCATAGAGATGTTGTAAAATATCTTCGTGCTAAACTTAACGAAGTTAATTTATTAAACGCAAAACTATTGTTTTCGAACAAACTTTTCCGTACATTTGGTTTAACCAATGAACAGAAGATGAAAGTAGTAGAAACTTTTGATAGAACAAAGAACCTCAGAGAGATAAAGTTGGTTTACTCAACACTTGCTGAATCTTTTGGACAAACAAAAGTAGCTCCTATCAAAGAATCTGTTAGGAAAGGTTCAAGTTCCAAAGCTGTAGCTTCAACTAAACCATCTAAGAAAGTAATTTCTGAAGGTGATGACTTGAAGAATAGGTTTAAGAAATTAGCTAACATAATTTAAAACCCTTTTTTTAGGAGACTTGAAAATGAGTAAAAATGTCGGAACAATAGAAACTTTGATGGATGGATATAATCCACAAAGACAACTATTGGAACAAACTCGTAATTTAGTCAAGAAATGGGAACCAACCGGACTCCTTGAAGGATTGAATAAAGAACATAAAGTACATGGTATGGCTGTTCTTCTTGAAAATCAAGCTCGTCAGTTAATTGATGAGGCTTCAAGAACTGGAACTTCTGCTAACTCTGAAGAGTGGAGTGGAGTTGCACTTCCGTTGGTAAGACGTATATTTGGTAGTTTAGCTGCACAAGAATTTGTTTCTGTACAGCCAATGAACTTACCAAGTGGTCTTATTTTCTATCTTGATTTTAAATATGGTACTTCTCAAACTGCTAATCATACTGCTGATACTGATGTTCATGGTAACACTTCAGGTTCAGGTGATGCAAGTGGTGGTTTGTATGGTGCTGGTAAATTCGGATATTCAATTAATGACACTGAATCCGATGAACAATCTATTCATGCAGATACATTAAGTTCTACACAGTATACTTCTGGTTCTGTAAGCTGGCAAGATGTTGATTTTGAACCAGACCTTTCATCATCTGTTGCTACAGGTAATGCAGCTGATAATGGTCTATGTAAAATTAATGTTGCAGTCGCTGCAATATCAGACTATGATCCTGATGGTGTTAGAGCTTTCTCAATTAGTGGTAGTGGATTTGATGAATTCTTCCCTGCATACACTAAATTGAACTCTGCAGGAACTGCAGTACAGTTCATTGTTAGAAAATCTGTCGCAACAGTAACTGGTGCTTTGAAAGTTAAATATCACAAAGTAAAAGGTACTAACTATGATAGAACTGATTTTGAGGCAACTGCCGCAAATATCGATGCTAATCCAGAAGGGGATATTGATATTCCTGAATTGGATATCGCATTAAAGAGCATCGCAATCATTGCGAAAACTCGTAAGTTAAAAGCTGTCTGGACACCAGAACTTGCTCAAGACTTAAATGCGTATCATAGTGTTGATGCTGAAGCTGAATTAACTGCACTATTAAGTGAGTACATCTCAATGGAAATTGATTTGGAAATCCTTGATATGTTGGTTGCTAATGCTTCTGCAAAGACAGAAAACTGGTCTGCAAGAGTTGGATATGAATTTGACTCAGCTACTTCTCTGTTCACACAGTCAAGTGGTGAATCAAATGCATACACCAAAGGAACTTGGTTCCAAACTCTTGGAAACAAATTACAGTCTGTTTCAAACGCAATTCATCAGAAAACACTTCGTGGTGGAGCAAACTTCTTGGTCGTAAGTCCAGAAACTGCTACTATCATTGAGTCTATTCCTGGATATGCTGCTGATACTAACGGTGATGCAAACAACTCAACATTCGCAATGGGTGTTCAAAAAGTTGGTGCTCTTAATAACAGATTTAATGTTTATAAGAACCCATACGCTCAAGATAATGTGATACTAACAGGTTTCAGAGGAAGTAACTTCCTTGAAACTGGTGCGGTTTATGCTCCATATGTACCATTAATCATGACACCTCTTGTTTATGACCCGAAAAACTTTACACCGCGTAAAGGGGTAATGACAAGATATGCGAAGAAGATTGTTAGACCTGAATTCTATGGTAAAGTCGTCGTCGCAGATGTCAACTATGTTTAATTGAGTATTTATACTTAATTTTACTTGAGAAAAAGGGGGAGTGTTTTACTCCCCCTTTTTTATTGC